CCCGCGAGTGGACGAACGACCGCGAGAAACTCCGCAGGGTGAGGGAACTGTGCGAGCAGGCGGCACCCGACCGCTGGTACATCCACAAGCGCGACATCCTCGCCATCCTCAACGGCACCGAGCGGAAGGGGAAGCGATGAAACCCCTCGACATCCTCACCCTCACCCTCTACTCTCCCGCAATCCTTTTCGCCCTGCTCATGGGAGCCTTGATCTGGCTCCTAGCTCTGACGATCTACCTTTCCCTGCGTTTTCTGGAAACCTGCCTACGGCTCTGCTCGTAGGGCTGGCACGGAGGCCTAGATGAAAAGAATCGTTGACGTAAAGATCCCCTATCTGGGAGAACTTCTGATTCTAGCATATCCGAGAATCCAGCGGAGGCTCGATTGGGAATATACTCCCAACGAGACCATCATCCGATGGAGTCGCTTCGAGATTTACCTCGTCCGGGGAGGACACAATGGACCAGCGAATCGGCAAGTTGACTAAAGCCCTGGCCGTGTTCGGAGAAGTGAACGACGAGTTCGCCATCCGGCACCTTCAGATATTCCTGTACATCGCTTCCCACCCTGGGTGCTCCCCGAGTGAGATCTGCGAGGTGCATGGGATCTCTCAGGCTTCAGTCAGCCGAGCGGTGATCTTCATGTACTCCCGCGACCGCTCGCGTCACCGATCCCCTGACATTGTGTACTACGACATCCCGAAGGACGACATGCGGAGGAAGCTCCTGTACCTCACCCCCTTTGGCCACTCCCTCCTCCGCAAGGCCCTGGACTCCATCGAGAAAGGCTGACCCATGCCCAAGCAACGCGGCAACACCTGGCAGGCCGATGTCTCCCACTCCGGGAGGCGAGTCCGCATGTCCGGCTTCGGCACCAAAGCCGAGGCCGAGGCCGCGGAGACGGACATCAAGGCCAAGCTCATCGCCGGTCTCCCCATCGAGGGGTACGAAACCCCCGAGAAGCGTACCCTCGGAGCCCTCCGAGACCTCGCTGTGGAGAAGTTCTGGAAAGGGTCCAAGGGGGAACGGACTTCTGTTCTCAACGCCGACGACGTGGTGGATCTCCTCGGGGATGTCGAGGTGAAGCATATCACCCACCTCGCCATCGAAGCCATGATCCAACGGCTGAAGGAACGAGGCTGCTCTGGAGCCACGATCAACCGCAAGCTCGCTGCTCTGTCCAAGATGCTTCGACTGGGGGAAACCCGAGGGTGGCTCCAGCGGGTTCCCCCGATCCACCGGCAGCGGGAGTCTCAGCACCGCATTAGGTATCTGTCTGTAGACGAAGAGGCTCGGGTGCTCTCCTGGTTCTGGCAAACCGGCAACCTCGACATGCACTCCCTGGTCGAGTTCCTGATCGACTCCGGGGTTCGTCTCTCAGAGGCATTAGAGGCTCGCTGGGACGCTTTCGAGGGTGACTGGCTAGCCCTCTACCTTACCAAGAACGGAGGCCACAGGCGGGTTCCAATGACTCCTAGAGCGAAGCGGGCTTTCGAGTCCAGACCCAAGGATTCCCCTAGGCCCTGGAACCTGACCGTCTCTCAGTGCGACTACTACTGGGCTCGGATGCGGGAACATCTCGGCCTTGAGACCGATTCTCAGTTCGTCATCCACTCGCTCCGACACACCTTCGCCTCTCGGTTGGTCCAGCGGGGGGTGGAGCTCCAGACCGTGAGCAAGCTCCTCGGCCATCGGTCCATCGTGACGACCATGAGGTACGCCCACCTGGCCCCGCAGAATCTCATGGATGCGGTCAAGGTTCTATCGAGTGCAGACTTTGTGGGCCTGCGTCTACACGATCCGGCACAGGCACAGACACCGCCCGCGGTGACTGCATAGACTCCTGAAACCCTCGCCGGAGTGGCGAAACTGGCATCCGCAGCGGATTCAAAATCCGTTCGAGACTACATCCGAGAGTGAGATTGATCCCCGCGATGAGCGGGGATTTCTCGATTCTTTTCCATCCGAGAGGGGAAAGGAATCATTTCCGTTTGAGCATGGGCTTTCTGGGGAGTCAGGCACAGCAGGCACCCGCGGCATTGTGCCGGGGGAATGGGGCTTGGGTGTGACTGGCACCAAAGACACACACCGAAAGGAGACCTAAAACACCTACCCCCTAAACAGGGGAAACACCCTCACCTAGTAGAACCCCCTGTTATCTACCACGGACCCCCTATTTTATAGACGAAAAGTGGCATCCGTAAGTACTTTCGGGCACAAAATGGACTATATGTGGGAGAAAAAGACTCCCCCTAGAGACAGAGTAGTAGGGGGAGTAGTACTAGGAGTAGTACTAGGAGTAGTACTAGGAGTAGTACTAGGACGAGTAGAAGTACGCAGAGACAGACTCAGAGACAGTTCTGGTTTATAGACGCAGGAGTAGTCCATTAGGACTACCTCTCAAATACATCCAAGGAGACTGTTTATCAATGACAAAGGATCTTCTCAAGGAAGAGATCGCCTTGGAGGAGGAGGGGTGTCTCCTCCGCCAGCAGGACTACTGGAACTCCCAGCACCGCCTCCGCTCGAAGCGGATGGAGGGAGCCACCAAGGCCGGAAGGAAGCTCACCGAACTCCTCATCCCCCCCTTCGCCGGGGCAATCGAGAAGGCAATCGCTGAGGTCGATGTCAAGCCCACCAGGCAGGCCCTCTACATCCGCCTGTTCTCGATGCTCGATCCTTGGGTCTTGTCCTTCATCGCCACCCAAGCGATCCTGAACGAGATCGGACACACCCGGTCCTTCGCCACAACCGCCACCGCCATTGGCCGTCGAATCCAAGAGGAGCTGAACTACTCGGAGATGGAGTCGGCCCATCCCCAGCTCTACAACAAAGTCATCAAGAACCTCAAGGAACACCCCCGCGGGTTCATGGGCATCGTCAAGCGGTCGATGCTGAACCACACCATCCGAAAGTTCAACCTTCAGCATACCGAGTGGACCAACGCCCACAAGATGCACGTCGGTACAGCCCTGGTCCAGATCTTTGCCGACTCCACCGGAGCGGTTGAGATCCTCCGGCAACGCCGGAAGAAGGGCCGGGGGTTCATGTATCGAGCGGTGGCGTCTCAAGAGATCATCGCATGGATCGAGGAGTTCGATCGCCAGTCCACCCTCCTGCAAACATGCGAGCAATGGATGATCTGTGAGCCCGATGAGTGGGGGCCGGGGCAGATGGGCGGGTACAAGATCCCCCGCCTCAAGTCCCCTCTCATCATCTCCCGCCGGAGAGCGGAGGCCAAGGACCGGGTAGAGAACCCCATGCCGGAAGTCTACAAGGCGGTCAACGCCATGCAGTCCTCCGCCTTCAGGGTGAACGAGGCCATGCTTGAGATCTTCGAGCAGGTCTGGGAAGCGGGCATCCCGGTGGAGGGGCTCCCGCAGAAGTTCGATGAACCAAAGCCACCGGAGCCTGAGTATGACGCAGAGAACCCCAAGCCCTGGATCGAGTGGAAGGAGCGAGCCGCCGACTCTCTCCGAAGAAACCTTGCGTGGCGATCTCAGCGTGTGGGTCTCATCAAGACCAGAGCTGCCTGCCACCAGTTCCGCCGATACGAGAAAACGTACGCACCCGTTCGTCTCGACTTTCGTGGTCGGGCTTACTACCGACCGCGTTTTCTACAACCCCAAGGAGACGATCTTTCTCGCTCTCTTCTGCGATCCCAAGAGTCTAAGCCTCTCGGTCAGTCGGGAATCCGTTGGCTTGAGATCCACCTCGCCAACTGTTTCGGAGTGGACAAGGTATCTTTCGAGGCTCGGCAGGATTGGACGCGAAGCAAGAAGGATGACATTCTCCGGTGTGCAGCCGAGCCCCTGGTTCATCGTTGGTGGACTGAAGCAGATTCCCCTTGGCAGTTCCTTGCCGCTTGCCTTGACTACCGAGGAGTGGCAGAGCATGGTGAGGCTCACCGATCGTCACTCATCGTGGGGATTGACGGAACATGCAACGGTATTCAACACCTTGCAGCGATGTCTCGTGATGAAGTGGCCGGGGCTCAGGTCAACCTTGTGCCGAGTGACAAACCCTCCGACATCTACTCAGCCGTCGCGGATCGAGTCGTATGCCTTCTCGGCCAAGAGGACGGAACCAAGTTCCTCCCCAAGTCCAAGAAAGCACGAAGCCGATCCGCCGCCGAAGCCATCGCCAATGCCCGATTCTGGCTTGAGGTCGGAGTCCCCCGAAAGGTTGTGAAGCGTCCGGTGATGGTCTTCCCCTACGGGGGAACGTACAAGTCCTGTGAGGACTACACCCGAGAAGCAGCCGAGGCTCACCTCAAGAAGCTCGGGATCGTGAAGCCCAAGGAGATCTCCTACTCGTACCTCTCGAAGGTGGTCTGGACCGCGATCCACGATCTGATCTCCGGCCCCACCGTGACGATGAACTACGTCCGAACCCTTGCCTCGCTCTGTGCCCAGAACGGGATGCCTCTCCGCTACACCGTCCACTCCACCGGCTTCCATGTCCAGGTCGCCCCCGAGCTCATGGCCGAGAAGAAGATCCTGACCAAGGTGGGAGACAAGGTGTACGCCATGCGGTGTGACGTGGCTACCAAGGAGATCGACCGGCGAAGGCAGGCATCCTCCTCCGGCCCCCACTTCGTTCACTCCTACGACGCAGCGTGCATGATGCTCACCGTGAACCGTTGCTATGACCTCGGCATCCGCACCTTCCAGATGGTTCACGACTCCTACGGAAGCTTGGCCGCGGACATGGACACGATGTTCGCCGTCACTCGTCAAGTCTTCCGCCACATCCACGAGAGCCGGGATGTCCTCGAAGATCTCCGTCAGTCGGTGATCGAACTCTTGCCCGATGGGGTTGAGGTTCCGCCGGTCCCTGCCAAAGGGACGCTGGATCTTGGGCTTGTCGAGCAGAGTGCTTATTTCTTTTCTTGAATCCATCCGATTACGCAAAGGACTCGATGAAAATAGCAGTCATCTGTGAGTTCACGGGGACTGTGCGAGATGCGTTCCGGCGAAGAGGCCACGAGGCCGTATCGTTCGATCTGCTCCCCTCGGAGACAGACGGGCCGCATGTGGTTGGCGATGTACGCAACGCTGACCTATCGGGGTTTGACGCCGCCGTGTGTCACCCTCCCTGTACTCGATTGTGCAACTCCGGGGTGCGGCGGCTCCACGAGCGAAACCTGTGGCAAGAACTTCGAGAAGCACGGGAGTTCTTCCTGTGGTGCTTGAACCTCCCAATCCCTCGGGTTGCCGTTGAGAACCCGATCCCGCACAAGTACGCGGAGCTTCCGCCGTACACCCAGATCGTGCAGCCTTGGCAGTTCGGCCACGGAGAGACCAAGGCAACCTGCCTCTGGCTCCGCGGTCTGCTTCCCCTCGTCCCCACCAGCATCGTCTCGGGACGAAAGGGGAGAGTTCACAACGAATCACCCGGCCCCGACCGCTGGAAGAAGCGGAGTGCCACATACCTCGGCATCGCAGAAGCGATGGCCGAGCAATGGACAAACCAAAGGACCCCATGACGAAACGAACCCTGACCCTTCTATCCATCCTCATCGCCACCCTCTCCGCCTCGATCATCGTCTCCTGCTCCACATCCTCCTCCCCTCCCATCCTCCCCGCCCTGACACCCAACGTCAAGACCCTCGGGGACGAACTCAAGGCCGAAGCCAAGACCGGCCTGAACGCCAACGAGAAGACCGCCAAGGCCGCGGCCTCGATCGGCACCGAGTTCCCCGAGACGCAGCCAAAGGTCGATGTCGTCCTCTCCCACAACAAGGAGCAGAACGAATCCTTCCACAAGATCGCCGCTCTCACGCTGAAGATCGGCGAGGCTCAGAGTCAGATCACCACCCTCGGCAAGACGGTGGACTCACTCCGAAAGCGGAACGCTGACTTGGAGCAAGAGAGTGGGCGGCGACTCGCCAACCTCAAGGCCCTCACCTACTGGATCTGCGGTATCTCCCTCGGCGTCTTCGGCATCCTCGCCGTGACGGGCCGGATGAACACCGCCCTCCCCGCCTTCATCGCCGCGGGTGCGATCGCGGGCATGATGTTCCTGGACTTCGTGATGGAGTATTCCGCCTGGATCGCAGGTGCGGTCCTCGTTGTCTCGGTCGGTGCCATCGCCCGTGAGTTGTGGATCAAGAACCGAGGCGTGAAGGAAATCGTGAAGACCGTGGACGAGACCTTCGCTGAACTCGGCAAGGGTGAGACCTACCGCGTGTTCGCTGCCAAGGCCCACGACATCCAGAAGGGAGTTACCCCCTCCCTTGTTGACATCGCCCAGGGCCGAGCCGGGTGGCAGAAGAAGATCAAGGACTGGTGGAAGGTGGATAAGGGGATGCTGTGGAATCGCTGATCCTCACCCACTCCATCTGCCTGATCGTCGGTGCCATGCTCGCTTCCTTCATCATCCTCTACGGAGACGACCTATTCCCAACAAGCTCAAGGCGTATGACCCGGACAAGCTCACGCTCGTCAACCCCGCTGAGGTCGGTGCCGCCGCAATGCGGATCACGAACCAGCTCCAGAACTTCGACACCGAAGCCCAGCTCGCCGCTGTTGGGGTGGTCTTTGTGGTGCTGCTGGAGAAGTATCAAGTCGGTGCCGCGGGGAACATCCTCGAAGTCAGCAAGAACATCCTCAATCGAACTCGCGGATCAGAAAGCCCCGAGCTTCGTGGAGCGGTGGCTTACATCAACGGGGAACTCTAGTGGCAAAGAAGCCGCGGAAGAAGGCCCAGAAGATTCCCCCCATCGAGCGGATCATCGAGGCCGATCGGCCAATGACCCGCAAGGGACTTGAGATCATCGGACGTGTCGCCCCCTCGTGGGCCGATCACTGTCTCGCCCGCACGATCATCCTGCTTGCCACCGCAGTTGAGCAGCAGGTCGATCTCGCTTTCATCAATGCAATCACACCTGGAGAGCGTCCCGTCACGATCGCCATAGGCATCGGCGAGGACGCCTCCGACTTCCTTCAGCACTCGATCAAGGGTGCGTTCACGGAGCAAGAAGAACAGAATGACGACGACCACGAAGCGTAAGAACCAGACCTCTCCCGTTGGTGAGATCAAGTTCGCCAGCATCCAGAAACCCAGCGTGAAGTTCAAGGCGGACGGGGAGTTCAACGCCCAGCTCCTCCTGACCAAGGAGCAGGCGGCTCCGTTCATCAAGCAGATCCAGGAGTGGACGAAGGAGGCGAAGGCCGAGCTCTCCGAGGAAGATCCGAAGGTCAAGAAGTTCAAGGAGTATTTCCCCTTCTCTGACGACACGGATGCCGAAGGCAACGAGACCGGCTTCATCGTCTTCAAGTTCAAGCAGAACGCCACGTTCAAGGACAAGAAGACCGGCGAGACTCGCAACATCACGATCCCCTGCTTCGATGCCAAGGGCAAGCCCCTGGCCGAGGAGGTCCGAGTGGGCCGCGGCTCGAAGGTGAAGGTTGCGTTCCGCCCCCGCCCCATCAAGATCGGCACCGCCAGTCAGTACGGAGTTCAGCTCTCCCTTCAGGCTGTTCAGGTGATCGAGCTCGTCGAGTACAGCAACCGGGACGCAAAGGGCTTCGGCTTCGGCGAGGAAGATGGCTACACCGCCGAGACTCCTTTGGACAATGCCGGGGCTACGGACGACAACGCTGGAGACGGCGATCTGTGAAGAAACCTCCCAAGTGGGATGCCGAATACAAGATCCCGATTGAGCCCGTCCCTGCCGCCCGTCCTCGGGTTAGCAGGTGGGGGGCTTACTACCCGAAACGCTATCGAGATTTCAAGGCGGCTCTTGCTGCGGCGTTCATTGCTGCGGCGAGAGCCGCCCCTGCACGGGAAGGCCCGTGTCGGGTTGACGTGGAGATCGTCGCCCCTCGTCCCGCAAGTACCAAGCTCCCGTTTCCTAAGCCGGATATTGACAACTACCTGAAGTCGGTGTTCGACGCCGCAACGGGTTCGGTGTGGATTGACGACTGGGCGATTCAGGAATCCTTCGCAACGAAGCGATGGACCAAGGTGGGCGAGAAAGCCCATGTGTGTTTGAGAGTCAAGTGGACGAATGTCTGACTCAACCTTCCTCCGTCACGAGCCGTGCCCATCCTGCGGCTCTTCCGATTCCCTCGCCCGCTACTCCGATGGACATGCTCATTGCTTTAGCCTCGGCTGTAAGCATCACGAGAAGTCCGAAGGGGAGCCAACACGGAGAACCAAGATCGCCTCAGACCTACTGACCGGATGGGAGTTCCAGGCACTCCCGAAACGAAAGATCACTGAAGAGACCTGCCGCAAGTGGGGGTACGGGGTGGTTGACTACAAGGGCAAGAAGGCCCACGTCGCCAACCTGTACGACTTGCAAGGCTCGAAGATCGTTGCCCAGAAGATCCGCCTGCCGGGGAAAGAGTTCCTCACCAGGGGCGATCTCAAGCAGGCCGGACTCTACGGCCAGCATCTCTGGCGAGACGGGGGCAAGATGGTTGTCCTGACCGAGGGGGAGCTGGATGCCCTCTCCGTCTCTCAAGTGCAAGACAACCGATGGCCCGTCTCCTCGATCCCCAACGGGGCAAGCGGTGCCAAGCAAGCGATTCAGCGATCCCTCGAATGGCTTGAGAAGTTCGAGCGGGTTGTGTTCATGTTCGACAACGACGACGCGGGCAAAGCCGCGGCGGTCGAGTGTTCGGAGATGCTCACCCCCGGCAAGGCGTTCATCGCCGCCCTCCCCCTGAAGGATGCGAGCGACATGCTCCAGGCCGGAAGGGTGAAGGAGATGATCGACGCGATCTGGTCCGCCAAGGAGTTCCGCCCAGATGGAATCGTGGCTGGCACCGAGATCGTGGATCGGGTACTCAACAAGAAGGAAGAGCCCTCGGTTCCCTACCCGTGGGCCTCGATCAACACCCTCCTCCGTGGCGTTCGCCGCGGGGAGATCGTGACATTCTGTGCCGGAACCGGCATCGGCAAGAGTCAAGTTTGCAAAGAGATCATCTACCACATGCACGAGACCACGAACGAGAAGTTCGGGATCGTGTGTCTGGAGGAGTCCGTTGAGAAGACCGGCCTCATCCTCGCCTCGCTGGCCCTTGGCAAGCGGGTGAGCGTGGACCGCTCCCTCACGGACAAAGCCGAACTACGCGAAGCTCTACAGAAGACCGTTGGCTCCGGTCGCTTCTACCTCTACGACCACTTCGGCTCGTTGGAATCCGACAACCTACTCGGCAAGATCCGCTACCTCGTGAAGGGGTGCGGGTGTGACACGATCCTCCTGGACCACATCTCCATCGTGGTCTCGGGCAACGAAGCGGATGATGAGCGGAAGGCGATTGACGTTCTTATGACGAACCTCCGTTCGTTCGTCCAAGAAGTCAACTGCCGCATGTTGATCGTCTCCCACCTCAAGCGTCCCGAGAAGAAGGGCCATGAGGAGGGGGCGAGGACATCGCTCAATCAGCTCCGAGGATCGGGCGGTATCGGGCAGATGTCAGACATCGTGGTTGGACTGGAACGTGACCAGCAGGATGAGTCGGTCAAGGACCAGACCACCCTCCGCGTTCTGAAGAATCGCTACACCGGGGAACTCGGCGAGGCCGGGACTCTGGTGTGGGATAAAGAGACAGGGCGGTTGTCGGAGTACGGCTTCGAGACCGCTACAGCAGGAAGCGAGCTATGAACGAAACGAAGACATCGACGCTGGACTTTGGGGTGATGTTCCCGGAGAGCCCCGTGGAGGAAGTCCACGAGATCGTCGCGGTGTACATCAAGGAAGCGATGGGAACCGCGATCCACGAAGTCGCCCTCACAACGGACGACAACGGAGAGCCCGGTCGGCGGGTTCGGATCACGATTGAAACGGAGGAAGATTGAGCGAACTGATCTTCGACCTAGAAACCAACGGACTCGAAGACTCCACGCTCATCCACTCCATCGTCACCCTCGACCCTCACACCGGCAAGCGGTGGTCCTACCACGATCACCAGGGCGAGGACAAGACGGACGGGACCATTGAGGACGGCCTCGATGTGCTCGCCTCCACCGATCTCCTGATCGGCCACAATGCCCAGGTCTTCGACATCCCCATCCTCCGCAAGCTCGCTCCTGAGTGGCGGTGGGAGGGGAAGATCCGAGACACCCTCCGATACTCCCGCCTGATCTTCACCCACCTCTACGAGCAGGACATGGCGAGATCCCGCAAGGACTCTCGCTTCCCTGCCCGCCTGATCGGTTCCCATTCTCTTGAAGCATGGGGGTATCGACTCGGTGTGCTGAAGGACTCGTTCGGGAGAACGGCTGACTGGTCGGTGTGGTCTCCGCAGATGCAGCGGTATTGCGAGCAGGATGTGGCGGTGACTCTGGCCCTGTGGCGGATGCTCAAGGCCCTCGGCTACAGCGAGCGGTCCATCGAACTCGAACACGATTTCCAAGGGGTGATCGTGGACATGGAGCGAACCGGAGTCTGCTTCAACGTGGAGAAGGCGGGAGTCTTGTACTCCGCCCTCGCCGCCAAGCGAGACGAACTCCGCCGCGAGATGGAAGCGACCTTCGAGCCGAACATCATCAAGCTCAAGACCAAGACAAAGACCACTCCATTCAACCCCGCCTCTCGTCAGCAGATCGCAGATCGGCTTATGAAGCTGGGTTGGAAGCCCGCGAAGAAAACCGCTACGGGTGTTCCGCAGGTGGATGAGGAGACTCTTGAGCACCTCCCCTACCCGGAGGCCAAGAAGCTCGCAGAGTTCTTCTTGCTTCAGAAGCGAATCGGTCAGGTTGCCGAAGGCAATCAGGCGTGGATGAAACTCGTAACCAAGGAGGGCAGGATTCATGGCAGCATCAACACGAACGGGGCAGTCACGGGCCGTTGCACGCACTCGTCCCCGAACCTCGCCCAAGTCCCGAGCGTCGGCAAGCCGTTCGGCAAAGAGTGCCGCGAGCTCTTCGAGCCGACGAAAGGCAAAGTCCTCGTCGGTGCGGACGCGAGCGGCCTTGAGCTCCGAATGCTCTCTCACTACCTCGCCGCGTTCGATTCCGGTGAGTACGGTCGCACCGTACTCGACGGGGATGTACACACCTTCAACCAGGGAGTGTTTGGACTTCCCGCAGGCAAGGCGGGCCGCAACGCCGCCAAGACCGGAATCTACGCCCTGATCTACGGGGCCGGAGATGAGAAACTTGGAAGCAGCCTTGGCACCCTGGAAGCCGTTGCCGAAGCCGAGGCCCAAGCCGCGGCCTTGAGCAAGCGGAACAAGTACATCGCCGGGAAGATGAAGTCCGCGGGGGAGCTCACGAAGGAAGCCCTCGCCAACATCAAGCGTGGTCAGTGGGCACGAGATCGGATGTTCAAGAAGATCCCCGCGTATGCCCGTCTTATGACGAGCATCGAGGCGACTCTTGCCAAGCGTCCGTACCTCCTCGGACTGGACGGGAGGTATCTCCACGTCCGTTCCGCCCACTCCGCACTCAACACCGTTCTTCAGTCAGCCGGTGCTCTCGTCGTCAAGCGGGGAACCGTGCTCATGGCACGGGAGTTCCCGAAGTATGACGCTCGGCTTCTACTCCACATCCACGACGAAGTTCAGATCGAGGCTCCGCCCGAGCACGCGGAGACGGTTGGCAAGATCGCCGTGGAGGCGTTCCGGCAAGCGGGACGTGACTTCAACCTGCGGATTCCCACCGATGGTGAGTTCAAGATCGGAAGGAACTGGGCCGAGACCCATTAGTTATGAGTACAGACACCCGAAACGAAAGCTGCTCAGGGACGCCAAGCGGAGAGCGATCAAGGCTGGCGTCCCTTTCGATCTGTATGAAGAGGACTTTGACATTCCTCCGACGTGCCCCGTACTTGGCTTTGAGATGGCTCGTGGGGATGGGGACCGCTCTCCTTCTCTTGATCGTATTGAGCCTGTACTGGGCTACGTCCGGGGAAACGTCGTCGTCGTCTCGACGAGAGCCAATCGACTGAAGGGTGATGCCACCCTGGCGGAGCTGCTCCGGCTTGCGGAGTTTTACCAAAGGATTATGAGTGGCTAGAACGCTCCTGCTGGACGCTGACGTTTTCGTTTACCAGATCGCCGCCACCTCCGAGTCCCGCTTCGACTGGGGGGACGGAGTTGAGTCCATCTCCGTTGACGAGGCCGGAGTCCGCCGCCGAGCGAAAGAAGGCATCGAGAACCTTCTCGACACGATCAAGGCCAAGGACATCGTGGTGTGCCTGTCCTGCTCTTCGAGGAAGTATTGGCGACACGATCTCTGGCCTCTCTACAAAGCTCACCGCACCCACGGGAAGAAGCCCGTCCTCCTCGGCGTCCTCCGTGAGTTCCTGATCTCCGAGTACCAGCACTACGAACGCCCTGGCCTAGAGGCCGACGACATCCTCGGCATCCTTTCCACCGGAACGAAGATCAAGGGTGAGAAGGTGATCGTGACTTCGGACAAGGACATGAAGCAGATCCCCGGTCTGCTGTTCAATCCGAACAAGGCGGATGATGGTGTGCAAGAGATCAGCGAGAAGGAAGCGGATCGGTTCCACTTCTACCAGACGATCGTGGGAGATCCCACCGATGGCTACCCCGGCTGTAGCGGGCTCGGTCCAAAGAAGGCCGAGAAGTTCCTCGATCGTGGTTGGGAAGGTGTCGTAGAGGCGTATGCCTCTCGGTGTCAGACAGAAGAAGAAGCGTTGATTCAGGCTCGCGTGGCGAGGATCTGCCGAGCGAGTGATTATGACTTCAAGGAAAGGAAGGTAAGGCTATGGACCCCAAGAACGTGATCGGTAAGTATTTCGCCCTTCGTGCTGACCCTCGAATCGAGGGAGATGTTCACGATACGCCGCAGGCAGCGATCCCCCGTTTCGATCTTGCCCGAAACCACCAGTATGGTCCTGGAGATAAGTTCGTCGTCTTCAAGGCCGTAGCGGTGGTGCAGCATCCGCATCTACCGATTGAGGTTGTGGAGGGCAAGCTGAATGACTGAGACGATGAGGCTGTTCAAGATCGTCTACAGAACCCGCTACTCCTCGGAGCATTGGGATCGAGTCAAGTCCCGTCTCTGGTTCAGCCTTACTTCATTGGACCTCGGTTCTGCCTCGTTCGATTGCGTTGTCCGGGCTTCCTCCATTTCGGAAGCCACCGAGAAGCTGACCAAGCACCACGAAGCGCGCCGCCGCGAGATCGAGCAAGATCTCGTGGAGATCGTGCGGGTCGAGCCAAACCTAGGAACATACATTGATTGACGAAATCCCCGTCCTAAACACCGGCTTCGTCCGCCTCGAATCCGTCATGGGATCTGACCTCACCGTGGTCAACGCTGCCCGCGTCTCCTTCGGCAAGCGGAGCGAATCCCTGACCGACGCAGACAAGCGGCTCATCCGCTACCTCGCTGACCACAAGCATTGGACCCCGTTCGCTCATCCCCAGGTTACGTTCCACATCAAGCTGCCGATCTTCGTGGCGAGGCAATGGATGAAAAGTAATGTGGGGGTGGTGTACAACGAGGTGAGTCGGCGGTATGTGGACTCTCACCCGGACTTCTACATCCCCGAGAACTGGCGAGAGCGTCCGCAGAACGGGATGAAGCAGGGGAGCGGGGAGCCATTCCCCGACGCTGCCGCAGAGTGGGCGGAGCGGATGTACGAAGAGTCGATCTCAGACTCCGCGAGCAAGTACCACCTTCTCATCAAAGGCGGTGTCGCCCCCGAGATGGCCCGCATGGTCCTCCCTCTCTCGACGATGACCGAAATCTGGATGACCTCCTCACTGTCCGCCGCACACCGCATCTGCTCCCTTCGCCTCGATCCTCACGCTCAGTGGGAGATCCAGCAGTATGCCGCGGCGGTTGACAAGATCATGTCCGAACAGTTCCCGATCTCTTGGGCCGCTTTGTCCGGGACTAAGGAGAGTTGATTGACTGAAATCCGAACCGTTCTCGGGGACTGTTTAGAGGTACTCCGAGAACTGCCTTCCGCTTCCGTCGATGCGGTGGTGTCCGATCCCCCATACGGAATCGGTTTCAAGTACGCATCGCATAAGGACTCCCACGATGCGTACCTAGAGATGATGCGGGCGTGGCTTCAAGAGGCCGATCGAATCGCAAAGCCAGGAGCCGCGTTCTTTGTGTGGCAGGCTCAGATACAAGTCCCCAACTTCCACAAGTGGTTTCCGGCCAAGTACCGGATCATGGCCGCGTGTAAGAACTTCGTGCAGATATACCCCGGACCCGCATACGCCGCCTTTGACCCGGTGGTTGTGTGGTGGAAGGAGGGGGCAAAGCCATACTCGGCAGGGACCGCACAAAGAGATTGGTTCTTAGCCGACACCACTCCAGGAGGACGGAAGAAGCGGGGGGAGGCCGGATTGGGCCACCCCTGCCCCCGCCCAATCGAACACATGCGTCATGTCGTACTTCAGTGGTGTCCCCCCGGAGGGACGGTTCTCGACCCCTTCATGGGCTCGGGGACAACCGGCGTGGCGTGTGCTGAGACCGGACGGGGGTTCCTCGGTGTTGAGATTGACGAGACGTACTACTGCATAGCGGAGGACAGACTCCGCCGTGTTAGGGATACCCAAACAGACGATATTACCAGCAAAGGACCAGCCCTTGCCTGAGTTTGACAACGTGAAAGACTCCGGTTCCCGAGAAGAGTTCTCGACCGGATCGAAGCGAGATTCCCGCGAAGGGAAGGGTCGGTACGACCTGCTCAGTCCCCTCGCCCTGGCCCGCCTCGCAAAGCACTTCGAGAACGGTGCCAAGAAGTACGGCGATCGAAACTGGGAGCGGGGCCAACCCCAATCCCGCTACCTCGACTCCGCCCTCCGCCATCTCTTCCGCTACCTCGAAGGACTCCGCGATGAGGACCATCTCTCCGCGGCAGCGTGGAATGTCTTGGCGATGATCCATCAGGAAGAAGCGATCGCTCGCGGAAACCTGACCCCGGAGTTGCTCAACGGACTCCCTGACTACACCGGAGTCTCCTCTACTTGAACGGCGAACGTGTTTACATCACCGGCCCGATGACCGGCTACAAAGACGACAATCGGCCCGCCTTCCGGGAGGCGGCTAAGAAGCTACGAGACGCTGGGGCAGATGTGATCTCCCCTGACGAACTCGATCAGATCGACCCCATCAAGGGCGAGAAGACTTGGGAGAGCTACCTCGCCCGAGACATCCGCCACTTGCCCGACGCCACGATGGGGGTGGCTCTTCCAGGCTGGAAACACTCCCGCGGCTCTCTGTTTGAGATCTTCATTCTGAAGACTCTCGGTAAACAAGTGATCGAGCTGCGAACCGGTCGAGCCATCTCCAACGCGGACATCCCCCCAATGACCCTTCCCCCAAAGGATGACAACGCTTGACCGAAGGACTCGAAGTTCCGAAGTCCTTGGTGGATCACTTGAAGAAGTGTTTCCCACTCAAGGCCCCGACCGTCAAGCAGTCCGATCGTGAGATCTGGATGGAGGCCGGTCGGCAAGACATCATCGAAAAGATCGTGGCTTGGCACAAGCGTATCGAAGCCGGTGCCCCTGCCAAGCTCGACAAACCTATTGGAGTCTGACTGAATGTGTCTTTTCTCTGGCGGTCCAAAGGCCGCACCGGCGGCTACATCGCCTCCGCCTGCTCCGGCCCCTGTACGGACCCCGGATCAGACATCTCCCGTCTCGGCACCCACCGCACGCCGAAAGGCCAACCCGCAAGCCGAGTCCGGTCTTGCGGTGTTCCGAAATGACCTGCTCCTCCCCGGAGCCACGAAGGGCCTGAACCTCTAATGGCAACATCCGCTCTCGGGCGGGTGTCAGCATGTGAACGCTACAAGAAACTCGCGGAGAAACGCGAGCCCTACCTGCGGAGGGCGAGAGATGCTTCTAAGTATTCTCTCCCCCGCCTGTACCCCCAAGAGGGGACTACCGAAGCCACGACGCTCTACAAGCCGTGGCAGTCGTTCGTAGCTCAGGGTGTTTCTGGTTTCGCTTCCAAGCTCACACTCTCCCTGCTCCCGCCGAACCGCCGTCCGTTCCGCATGGAGCCAAAGCCGAAGGTTGCTCGACAACTGGAGGCGGTTGGCTCTCAGACCGGGATTGACGCCGCCGGTGAGACGCTCCAAGCTCTCTCGAACATCGAGTCCGTCATTCACAGGCAGATCGAGTCACTCGGCCACCGCCGAGCGTTGAACTCGATCCTTCAGCACCTCCAGGTCTCCGGCAACGCCGCGATCGACCTCGGAGCCCCGTTCCCCCGAGTCTACTCCCTCAATCAGTTCGTCTGCGTCCGCGACCGCGAAGGCAACCTCGTCGAACTCATCCTCAAGGAGAGTGTTGCTCGTTCCGCCCTAACCGAGGAGGTGATCCAAGCGATCGACCGGCGGAACCAGACTGTCCCGGAGAAGAAGACGCTTGAGGAATACGACATCTACACCTGGATCAAGCTCGACAAGAACTGGTGGCGTATCCACCAGGAAGTCGAGGACGTGCAGATTCCCGGCTCGGTGGGACGCTACCCGAAGGACACCCCCCGTTTCCTCGCCCTCCGGTGGGGCCGCGTGGACGGTGAGCACTACGCTCGATCCCTGTGCGAAGACAACATCGGAGACATCACCGCGGTTGAGGCACTCCAGCGTTCGCTGACTGCCTACTCCCTCGCTGTCTCCCGCCTCCTATACCTCGTCAACCCCGGCGGTGTCACTGACATTGCCGATGTCGAAAACGCCGAGTCAGGTGCTTTCCGTGTTGGCCGTGCGGAGGATGTGACTGTCCCGCAGATCAACAAGCAGCTCGACATCCAGGCCACCCAAGACACTCTGAACAGCCTCCTCCAGCGGCTCTCAGCCGTCTTCCTTATGACCGTCAACCTCCGCCGAGATGCGGAGCGTGTGACTGCTGAGGAGATCCGGCTGATCGCCAACGAGGCCGACTCCACGAACGCCGGTATCTACTCCACCCTCTCAGCCGAGTATCAACTCCCGCTGGTCCGGTGGATCAAGTACCGCATGGAGAAGGCAGACGAACTCCCCGCCCTTCCCGATGCCACCGTGGACATCACGATCATCGGAGGCATCGACGCTCTGGGCCGCACCGCGGATCTCCAGTCCATCGAAGAGTTCCTCCGAGGCACAATCGAGTTCATGGGTCCAGCCGGTATCCAGACTCTCAAGCTCAACAACGTCCAACGCCGCCGTGCCGCGGCTCTCGGTCTTGACGCGAAGGATCTCGTCAAGTCTGAGGAGGAGCTTGCCCAAGAGCAAGCCCAGGCTCAGCAAGCCGCTCTCATGGAACGGGCAGCTCCCAACGTCGTCAACGCCGTTGCCGGTGCTGCTCAGGCTCAGCAAGGAACCCAATGACCCAGACCTCGACCACGATGCCGGCCGCCCCTGGCCCGTCTCTCATCCCGCAGGCACCCGCCGCCCCCTCCCGTCCCGAGTACATCCCTGAGAAGTTCTGGGATGCCTCCAAGGGTGCCCCGAAGATCGACGACCTCGCCAAGGCCTACGTCAGCCTGGAGAAGCGTCTCGGCTCAGGTGCTCAGCCCGCCGCCGATCAGCCCGCTCAGGCCCCCGAGACCCCGGCCACCCCCCAAGTCCCCGCAGGTCTCGACATCTCGGCCCTGACCAATGAGTTCTCTGCCAGCGGCTCTCTCAGCGAGCAGACGATCAAGAACCTTGAGGCCAAGGGCATCCCGAAGCCTCTGGTCGATTCGTACATCCGCGGCATCCAGGCTCAGGCTGACGTGACCCTTCAGGGCATCTTCAGCTCTCAGCGGGAAATCGCCTCCTTCAAGGAGCAGGCCGCAAAGGTTCTCTCCGCTGAGGAGCGAGCTGCCTTCAACACCATCGTCCAGACTGGCGACCAGAACGCTGTTCGAGTCGCCCTCATGGGCCTCAAGGCCAAGGTCTCCGAAGTCTCACCCAAAGACCCCGAGCTCCTCGGCGGCGATGCCTCGGCCCCGAGCGGCATCGGCTACCCGTCATGGGCTCACGCCACCGCCGCCATGAGCGACAAGCGATACCACACCGACCCGGCCTACCGGGATGAGGTTGAGCGGCGGATGAAGGCGTCCACCTTCAACTAGGAACCCAGATGCCTCTCTCAGCCGAAACAAACTTCCCGCGTATCGACGGGGCCGCGAACAAGCATCTTGTCGTTCCGGTCTCCATCTCTTCTGACTGGACGTGGGCGATCAACGCTGCCGCATCCACGGCGGGCCTCGATGCAATCGACGCTGCCACGATCACCAACCCAACCACTCAGATCACCGCCGCCCGCTGCCGCATCATCAAGTCCGTTGGCGGCACCAACATCGCTCTCCGTCTCTCGATCCCATCCGCCGCCACTCTGTCCACCTCCTGCTCCATCGCCGTCTTCGGTCGATGTGGGGACTCGGGCAAGTGGCAGCGGCTCAAGAATCGAAACAACACTTCTTCCGCCACCTTCGCGGTGGGATCGAACGCTGTCATCAACGGAACTCTCAAGTCGTCCGAAGTGGACAACCTGAATCACATCTACGACACCCAAGGATGCGATCAGTTCCTCTTCGGCAATGAAGTCGCTCTCGTCCTCTCTGGCGGCAACGCCTACGACTCGCTTCTCGAAGCGAAGATCTTCTGACCTTCTGATCCGGCGGGGGACAGTCTAACGGCTTCCCCCGCTTTTCCTACAGGAACCACCTATGGCGATCTACTTCGTGTCCGCGGCGTCTTCAACGCCTGGAGCCGTCTCTACTCCCAACAACGGCAACGACGGGCTCTGTCCGATCGGCCTTGCTGCTCAGTCCACGTCCCCCTCATACAACACATCCACCCGGACGATCACTGACCCCGGCTTCGGCAACATCTTGGGGGACAACTCCATTGCCGGATGTCTCGTGTACATCAACTGGGGTGGGGCCACGGGCGGCGTGAACGGTCTCTACGAAGTGGAGAGCAACAACCTCGGCCTACAGACCGTCGTTCTCAAGCCCGCAACCGGCCTCGCCACTGTCAACACCACCGCCCTCACGTTCTCAGACGGACCCTGGGCCACTCTGACCTACATGGCCTCGGCCACCCCCATCGCATCCGCAGGCGGAGACGATCACCGCATCGTCCGCACAAACTGGGAGGATGGAACCGAGCTGGTGTACCGCGGCACAACCGCTAACTTCACTTGGGGAAACAACGGAACCGCGGCCAACCGCATTCGCGTTGCCTCTGCTGACTTCACTGGAAAGCCCTCGCTGTTCCCCGTGAAGCTCGGCGGCTCTACCTCCTCGGGCGGAGCCACCCCCATCCTCACCCTCCCCGGCTCTCTGGTCTACGTCACATTCATTCTGCTTGAGTTCGTCGGCGGGAGCGGCGGTGGCGGTGCTCCCACTACCGGCGTAACCACCGGAGCCTCGAACGCAGACATCACCTTCCGAGCGTGCGTAGCCCGGAACGTCTCCTCTCACGGTTTCTCTATCACGTCCTCGGCGAGCCGCGTCAACTGTGTTGACTGCTGGGCCTACTCCTGCGGTGGCTCCGGCTTCGCTCACTCCGCCACCGGCAACTCCCACCTCTTCAGCGGGTGCTGCTCGTGGGGTAACACAGCGAATGGTTTCTCCGTGACGGGTGTGGGCCTGTTCACGATGGATGATTGTGTGGCCTTTGCTAACACCGGAGATGGATACAACCTCAACGCCTCGGTAACGGCTGGCGTGTTCTCTCAGTGCATGGCCGCGTTCAACACCGGAGACGGCTTCGAGTTCGCCTCCGGCTCTGCTACCCGAATCGTCTACTGCTCCTCCTCCAACAACGGCGGATGGGGTTTCAACGCCACGAGCCCGATCTCTTCAGGCCGCATCGGCTCCTTCCCCAATAACCACGCCTTCGGTAACTCGTCCGGTGCGGTCGGTCCTGCTGGATCTGAGGCCACCTACCTCACCAACATCCTCATCAGCACCGGCGATCCCCGCTTCACCAGCACCGTCACGGGTGCTCTGGACCTCAACCCCACCACCGGCTCCCCGCTTCTGAACAGCGGGTACAACCGCCGCCTTGGTCAGTCCATCGACACCCCCCGAAACATCGGCGGGACACAAGGCGGAGGCGGAGCCTCGGGATTCTCCCCGCCCCGCAATCGCTTCTAACTACTCCCCCATTCCTTCGAGAATGGCCCCACTCCTGGCCCAACGGTCGGGAGTCGGTTTCTTCGACCACTAGCCCGATGCCCCGCTGCGGCGGACAAGCTGAGGACAACTACTCCGGTCTTCGTCTCTCTTCCACTTCTTCATTGTCCCTGCTTGGAGTTTACAGCATATGGCTGCTGGTGATTATACCCCGAATCGTTCTGGTCAGATTGAGGGCTCCGGCTCCAATACGGCCCTGTTCCTCAAGTTGTTCTCTGGTGAAGTCCTGACTGCCTTCCAGCAGCAGAACTTCATGAACAACTGCCACATCGTCAAGACCGGCGTGCGAGGCCGCAAGTCAGAGCAGTTCCCTGTTCTGGGCCGAACGTCCGCTGACTACCACACCCCCGGTGCCCTCATCGCGGGCCAGTCGATCCTCGCCAATGAGCGAACGATCTCGCTGGACAACATCATGGTGAGCTCGGTCTCGATCGCCAACATCGACGAGATCATGGCCCACTACGAGACCCGCTCGGCCTACGTCTCGGAGATGGCCGCGGCCCTCGCCAACAAGATGAACCTGTATCAGACGCTCACCCTCATCCAGGCGGCTCGCACGAACCGCACGATGAGCACGGGTGTTGCGTCTGCCGGTGCCGCGGGCATCACGCCCCCGGACGCTATCTACTCGTCGGGTGCCGATACGACCGAGGCCACGCTCCGTGCGGCTCTGTTCACCGCCGCTCAGCGTGCGGATGCTCAGTTCCTCCCGCTGAATGGCCGCTACGTCCAGCTCAAGCCCGCTCAGTGGTACCTCCTCGTCAACACCTTCCAGGGCTTCCTGAACCGTGACGTGGGCGGCAGCGGCTCGTGGAGCACCACGGACCTCCCCACCGTCGCCACCTGGGTTCCCGTCAAGAACCTCAGCTACCCGACCTGGAAGGCCCGTGTCACCGCCGCCGGTGCGTTCACCCAGCCCGCTCTGGCGAACAACACCTACGGCCCCGCCGACGTTGCCGCCGCTACCTCGCTGTACGGCTACAACAAGTCGGTGGCGATCTGCCATCACATGTCCGCCATCGGCACGCTCCGTGCTGAGGGCATCTCCACCGAGAGCGAATACTCGGTGGCCCGTCAGGCGTCCATCGTTGTCGGCAAGTACGTTGCTGGACACGGTGTCCTCCGCCCCGAGGCTGCTATCGAAATCGCCACCGGCGAGTCCGAGCTCAGCTAATCCTGACTGTTGATTCGGTCAACAGTGACCGTCATAGCACCCTCCAGATTGAAAAGTCTGGAGGGTGTTTTTCCATAAGGAACCCCCATGCCCCTCTCCGCGACCACTGAACTCGAAGCCGTAAACATCATGCTTCGGGACATCAACGAAGCCCCCATCGCGTCCATCTCCGGCCTCAGCGATTCCTCGGACATGGGGAAGGCTCTGAACATCCTCCGGCAAGTCAGCCGGGAAGTCCAGACCCGCGGGTGGGCCTTCAACACCCGCACCGAAGTCGCCCTCACCCGCAACGGCTCCAACAAGATCGCCGTCCCCACCGGGGCCATGCGGGTTGAGATCTCCACCTTCAAGTACCCCACCGTTCTCCTCGTGATCCGCAACGGCTTCCTCTACGACACCGTAACCGGAACCGATGTCCTCACTCAAGACTACACCGCAGAGCGGATCGTCTTCGCCCTGGACTTCGACGATCTCCCTGAGAACGCCAAGGCATACATCACCCACCGAGCCTCCCGCATCTTCCAAGACCGCATCTTCGGCTCCCGTGAACTCCAGCAAACCATCGGAGAGCAGGAGCAGAGATCGTGGGCCGAGATGCTCCGCGACGATACGCGAGTCCGTGACGCCAACATCTTCAAGAACCCGGATGTCCTCAGAGACCTCCGCTATGGATACGCCTAATGCCTGTACCTGTCTCGGGGCTTATCCCCAATCTCATCGGCGGCGTCTCTCAGCAGACCGCTCCGCTCCGTGCCCCGTCTCAGTTTGCATCGCAGGAGAACTCCTTCCTCTCCCCGCTCAAGGGATTGGGTAAGCGTCCATCGTCTCAGTACATCGCTCGCCTCCTCACCTCCTCCCAGACCACCGGGGACGCGAACGCCACGAACGATCCGATGGTCCACTTCATCCGAAGGGATGCCTCGGAGCAGTACCTCTTCCTGTTCCGCTCGGGTGAACTCAAGGCGTTCAACCTCGCTGGCACATCCTTCCCCGTCATCTACGACTCGGGAACCGCCGCGTACCTCGCCTGCTCTACCCCTCGCCACGATCTCCGTGCTCTCACGCTTGCGGACACCACGCTCCTCGTGAACCGGAGTGTCACTCCCGCCCTCGCCTCTGTCTCCTCCTCCACAACCCCCTCGTGTGGAACCGAGAGCGTCACCCTCAACTTCTGGAACTGGTACGCAGGCAACATCCCCGAGCAACGCTCGGCCACCTGCTACAACTGTGTTCGAGCGAACGTGGCCTTCTCCGGTAACGTCCGCTTCCTCCAAGAGAACGTCAACGACGCCCCGTACCTCGGCACCGATCTCGTTGAGTTCATCATCACCGGCTCAACCACTTGGGATGCAGGCAACAGCCGATGGGAAGTCACTGGCACCTACCGCCGCACCTGTACCCTGCCCGCCGCGGGCCAGGGTGATGTGCGAGATCCCAACGATCTCAGCAACACCTCTCCCCCGAGTAACTGGTCCTACACCTCCGCCAAGCTCCTCATCGCCCCCGGCATGAAGATCATCGGCGTCAAGGTCGGCTCCAACACGATCGACGGCTCCAACACCACAACCCACCGCTACCACCTCACCGGCCATAACACCAAGTCGATGCTCTCGGTCGCCGCGGCCCATGAGCGTCTGTTCATTGACCAGACCCTCGACTTCGTTACCTACTACTCCGGTGGGTGGCCCGGTGGGTCCGTCCTCGAAGGCTCCCCGATCACCGCGAAGCCGAGTGTCATCACCGGCTACGTCAACACTTGCTCCAAGTACCAGCTCTCATGGGCAACGGACACTTTCCGCCAAGAGGCCCTGGTCGATGGCCGAACGGTCTACCGCACAAACTCCCGTGCGAGTGTCTCCGTCGATCTCACCGCCTCGGGCATCCCGGATGTTCTCTTCTGTAAGCGGAACGTCGCTCTCTTCTGGATTCGCCAAGGCGGCTACGGAGTTCGCTACCGCGTTCAGGTCGATGGTAAGGCCGTCGAGTACGTCACCCCCACGGACGATGCCACGAAGATCCAGACGAGCTACATCGTCTCTCAGCTCGCCTCGCTCATCGCTCAACAGCTCAACCTCGGCACCTACGGTGTTGACTACCGCCCCGGCGATAGTGTCTTCCGCATCGCTCGCTTCGATAACGCCGCACTCACCGCAGAGATCACCGACTCCGTAGGCAACTCCTATACCCGCCTCGCCTACAACCAAGTCAACTCCTTCGCCGATCTCCCCGACACCGCGGAGCATGGCGATGTAATGACCGTGAAGGGAAGTGCCTCCTCGGGTCAGGACGATTACTACGTCCGCTTCGAGATCACCCCCACCCCCGCCACGGACTTCGTGGTGGGCCGAGGTCTCTGGGTCGAAGTCGATAAGCCCTGCATCACCGATTCCTTCGATCTCGCCTCGATGCCTCACGTCATCACCCGCAAGGTGGATAACGTCTCCGGCACCGTCACGGGTATTCCGAACCAGATCTACTTCCAGATCTCCAAGGGAGCCTGGGCTTCCCGTGGGGCAGGCGATGAGATCACCGCTCCGGCCCCCGCCTTCGTGGGCCAGAAGATCCAGGATCTCTTCCTCTTCGAGAATCGCCTCCACTTCGTCTCCGGCTCCAACGCCTCAGCGAGTGTGGCAGGTAACTTCTACGACTTCTGGAGGGGAACTGCTCTCACCGTCCAAGACTCCGACCCGATCGACTTCGAGGCTGGCACGAACTCCGTCCTCACCCTCCACGCTGGCTCTCCTTTCGCCAACCGTGCGATGGTCTTCGGGGATCGCTCTCAGCTCCGCCTCACCGTCAACGGTTCCTATACCGCCAAGACGGCTCGCTTTGAGATCGAGTCGGAACACGATACCTACGCCAACTGCCGCCCGGTCAACGCGGAGAGGCGGCTCTTCGCCCCTTACCGCAGCGGATCGTTCACTCAGATCCGAGAGTTCGTGATCGACCCATACAACGAGATCGCCTCCTCCAACCCCCGCACTGAGCACGTCGCTACCTACCTCTCCGGCAACCCCATCCAGCTCTGCTGTGTGGTCCCTGAGAAGTTCCTCGCCGTGCTGTGCTCTGGGGATCGGAAGAAGATCTGGGTCCACCAGTGGGCCACCGAGGGTGATCGCACTGTCCTTGCCGGTTGGCATCGCTGGTCTCCCGCCCCTTCAGGGAACGGAACCAACGATGACACGATCTACGGCCTCGGGTGCATTGACTCGAAGCTCTACATGGTGATCCGGCGAGTCACCGGCACCGAGCTTGAGGTCTTCAACCTCGACATCGGCTACACCGATGGAACCCTCGCGTACCCGGTCCTCCTTGATCGTCGCGTCTCAGTCACCCCCGCGGGTGGAACCTACAACGCTGGTGGCAACTACACCACCGTCACCCTGCCTTGGGATAAGCCCTCGGTGGGAACGATCGTGGCAACCCCTCAGCCCACCTTCGGAACGGTCGGCTCGATCATCGCTCAGCAAGTCGGAGGCTCCGCCACCGAGCTTCGCCTCACGGGCAACTGGGAGAGCAAGGCTGTGTGGGTGGGCCTGTCCTACACACAGTCCTCTGTCTTCTCCCCGTTCTACGTCCGTGATCCCCTCCCCGGCGGAGGCTCGCTCGCTGATACCAACGGTCGGCTCCAGATCCACCGCCTCCGCATCAACTACTCCGATGCGGTTGGGTTCTCGTTCCTCGTGACTCCTTCAGGCGGTCGCCCCACGGCCACCTACGCCCTCACGGACCAGCTCCCCAACGGGAACGGATCGGCCCCCTCAACCGTCTCTCTCACCTCCGGCGAGTTCATCGCTTGGGTGGGAGGCCGCAACGAGGAGACCACCGCCACCCTTCTCAATGACTCCATGTTCCCGGCCTGGTTCTCCAAGGCCTCATGGGAAGGGAACTGGTCCCCTGACTCAAGGAAAACCTGATTGGAAATCCGTGATGCAACGGAGCGTGATCTTCTCGACCTCGCCCCCAACCTCCGTGCCGCGGACCATCGTGAAATCCTCGCCTCCTTCGGTGAAAGCCCGGAGGAGGCACTTCTCTACTCCCTTCGCCTCTCCTCGACCTGCAAGGTCGGTGTGGATGCCGAGGGGATTGTCGGTGTCTTCGGATGCGGCCCCCACCCCGAGAACAAACTCGTGGGTGTCCCGTGGCTCATGGGCACCGATCGCATGGCCCTCAATGTCCGCTGGTTTATGCGAACCGCAAAGCTCTGGAAAACCATTTTCCATCTCGATTTCCCCCACCTCTGGAATCTTGTCGATTCCCGCAACACCGTCCACGTCCGATGGCTCACCCACATGGGCTTCACCTTCAGCGGTGAGCGTCACATCAAGGGTGTCATCTTCAGAGAGTTCTACTCCTCATGTGCACCGTCGCCGCAGCAATCCCTCTAGCTCTGGGCATCGGCCAGTCCACCGCTCAGTACGTCGGTGAGAACCAGCGGGCCGAGTCTGAGAACGAATACCAGAACCAGGTCTACAGCGAGATCACCAAGAACGCCAAGAGCAACTACAACCTTCAGCTCGAAGCTCAGGGTGAGCGTGCTCTCCAAGAGCGTGAGGCCCTTCTCGATGAAGGCACCGAGCGTGCCCGCCGGAGCATCCAAGATCGCTCCGCCGCTGCCACCGCCCTCGGCTCCCGCGGTCTCTCGTCTCAGACCATGAACAACCTTCTCGGCGAGTTCGACCGCCAAGCCGCGGCCACCGAGAACAACCTCCTCCTCAACTACAACTGGCGGCGTGCTCAGGATGCCCGCGATGCTGAAGGCTTCCGCACCGATGCCGCCAACCGCATCGTCTCCGCTCGCCCCCGTCCCGTTGAAGGCGGCAATCCGCTCAGCCTTCTCTTCGGCATTGGCGGCTCTGCGATCGACGCTTACGACACCGGGATGCAGCAGACCCGCTCCGGTCCCTACGACCCGAATAAGACCTCGAACGATTGGCTCTATCGCCCGCTGTTCGGAAAGGCATAAATGTCCTCGATGAACTCGTACGTCCCCCTTGACCCGCAGGCCCGCCCTGTGGATCAGTTCCGGCAGGCCGATGTCGCCGCCCCTGCCCCCGCCAACCCGGCCCTTCAGCTTGCCGCGTCTCTCCGCGAGTTCAATCCCCGCCTCCAAGGCGTCCTCGATCGCCAGTTCTCCGCCTACCGCCGTGCCTCGGAACTCCGAGCCACCAAGGATGTCCTCACCAAGCGTCTCGACAACATGGCCTCCTTCAAGAAGGCGGTCGATGCTGGAGAGATCCCTTGGGCGGATAACCCCTGGTCGATGGCTCAGGCCGAGCAGGAGGTGGCGAAGGCCGAGGCCCGCAAGCTCGCTCTCGGGTTCGATAAGAAGCTCGAAGAAGACCCCGCTCGGTTCCAAGACAACCCCGACGCGGTGGCTTCTCTTTGGGATGAGCACTTCTCCGGCTTCGCTCAGAACCTCTCGCCATTCGCTGCCGAGGCTGCGGTCCCCGAACTCGACTCGATGAAGTCTCGGGTTCTGAACCAGTGGTCCAACCAACGCTCCCAAGAGCGTCAGGTGGAACGCCAAGAGAAGGCCCGAGACTACCTCACCTCCATCTTTACCGCTGGCTCGAAGTTCGACTCAGCCGATGGCGTGGCCGAGGTCCAGACCCATCTCGACGAGATGCTTCGGACCATGCACCCCACGATCGCCAACAAGATCCTCTACGAGTCCATCGAAGAGGCCTCCCTCCAAGCCAAGGACGCCAACCTCGCCCCCCGCATCCTCTCTCAACTCAAGGGCAAGGACGGAGCTCCCCTCGGCAACACCGCCGCCGCTCAGGAAGTCCGCTACAACACCGCCACCCGCGTCAACTCGCTCATCCTCCAAGAGATGAAGCAGCAGTCCGAAGCGGTCAAGCAAGCCGCAGACACTTGGGGCAAGTCCGCTAGCGACTCGCTCTACGCCCACACCGCCGCGGGGGAGAATCCCCTCTCGCATCGTCTCCCCCCGGAGATGCTCCAGAACGTCCCTCCGGGGGCCTTCGAGAGCTACTTCAATGAGCGATACAAGCTGTCCTCGAACATCCACACCGCCGATAGCCAAGCCTCCTCCGAGGCCCTCAAGTACCTTCGAGGCGAACTCGAAGGCTACGTCAAGGAAACCGGAGATCTCCCCGGAGCCCGTGCCCGCTTCTTCGATGCCTTCCGCCAGATGGGGGCAGCGAAGGAACTCACGGATCGCGTCAACGAGCTCGATCGTGAGATCGGCTCTGCCCCGAACGCCCTGATCCGCTCGAACATCATGTCTGAGGAACTCGATCCTCGTGATCCCCTCAGCACTGAGTATGTTTTCTACCTCGCCAAGAACGGTGCCATCACCGAGCACGAGGCCTCGAAGTGGATCGACCGTGCCGAGCAGGCCGAGAAGTTCCCCACGATCGAAGATGCGTACCGAGTCGCCGAGCAGCAGCTCGTCGCCGCATACATCGAGAACGATCCGGCAGCAGCCGCCTTCGCCTTCCCGATGCCTGGTATGCCCTCCGCCTCCAGTGAGACCGGAGCCCGCATCGTCCGTGCCAAGGCCGCTCTGTCTGAGAAGTGGTTCTCCTACAAGATGAACTCCCGCGGGGGCAAGAAGATCCTCCCCGAGGATGCCATGTCCAAGCTCACCGAGTTCGTCAAGCAGATTCAGTCCGAGATCCCCTTCAACGCCACCCGCTCCGGCTCGTCCTCCTCGGACTCGCCCTCCCTCGCTCCCGCTAAGAAATCCGATCAATGAGCAACCCCGAAACCCCCTCCTCAAAGCCCGTCCCCTCTGACCCCGGCATCCTGGACTACGCCGCCGAAATGGGCAAAGGCTTCGTTCAGGGAGCCGCAGAGGGTTACGTCAACAACCTCAAGATGGCGGCAGATGTCGCCAAGGCTGTCCCCCGTGCTGTTGGAGCACTCAAGGACGACCTCATCACCAACAACGTCGCCGCGGTAGCGAACGCTGCCTTCGGCCCCGGCACCCTCTCCACCGTCTCAGCCGAGGACCGAGAGGCTTCCATGCCCTCGGCCCTGCAATACTCCACCCCCGCCGGTCCCGTGGCCGAGGGGATTCTGGAGTTCACCGCTGGCTACGGCCTGCTGGGTGCTGGGTTCACTCCCTCCCGTGGTGCTGGTGCCCTCCGGCAGCTCTCCACGATGGCCGGTCAGGGTGCCGCCACCTCCTTTGCCCTCGCCAACCAAGAGAACGAGAACCTCTCAAACCTCCTGGTCCGCCTCGGTGGCCCGGCGAACAACTACTTCACCCGTGCCCTGTCCACGAACGCGGATGATTCCATCCTCAAGCGGAAGCTCAAAGCCTCCCTCGAAGGCGTGGTTATGGACGGTGCCCTCGGCACCATCGAAACCCTTGTCAAACTGACCAAGGGCCTCCAGAAAGCCGCCTCCGCCGAGGAGTCTGCGGCCCTGCTGGCGAAGATCCAAGCCCAGAAAGACAAGCTGGCGGCAGAGGCCCAGGCCCTACAGGCTCCCAAAGCCTCTACGATGCCCCAGGATGCGTCCGTACCTTCAGGTGCATCCGAGAGTGCATCCAATGCTGGAACGGCTGTAGTGCCGTCTAATGGCGTTGTGGGGGATGCGGCGAATGCGGCCCCAATCGCCGCTGTCAAAGTCTACCGCGGAGACATGGCCCCGCTCGAAGGCGGCAAGCATCTCTCCGGCGTTCAGTCCATCGACAACATAATCCGCCCCGGCCAGGACACCCCGCCTACGGCCCCGTTCAAGTTCTACACCACGGACCCCGAGGATGCGGCAAGGTACGCATCCACCGACTCCCGAACCGTGGCGAGGTACGACAAGCGGAACCCCGGTAAGGGTGCGGAGTCTTTCGAGATCCTCCACGGCCACAAGCCCCGTGCAGACGGAACCGTGGCGGAGTTTGAGATTGCCCCAAAGAAGACGCTCGATCTGACCAAATCCGGGCCGAAGCAGACGTTTGTGGAGTTCACCGAGGCCATCAACAACGCTATGGGATTTCCCCCGCTACCTCCTAACTGGAGGCGGAATGATCTGCCCAAGGAAGTTTCGGCTGTTCTCGACGGGCCTCTCAGGGGGCCGATGTCTGTATCCGGCGGGGACGTAGATCCGCCGATGCCTGTGTGGCGGGTTCTCCGAAACGAAGCGGGCACTCACGATGTCTGGAAGTCTAAACGCCCCAAAGGCGAGGCGGAGGCAATCCCCCCGGAGAAGCTCAGCGGTTCCGCAATGGCCGACTGGATGGAGTCGATGGGATTCGACTCCGTTGCTTACATGCACGACACGCCCAACGGGCCTGTCAAGCACATTGTAATGATCGAGCGGCCCCCCGCCGCCGCAGACCCATCTCGGGTGTTCTATCGAGGAACCAACCCGTCCCGAACCGAGCGGATCGCGGAGCCGTTCAATGCCGCAAAAGGCATGACGTTCATGGCCCGCTCGGCGGAATCCGCCAGAAGTTACGGCCCGAGCATTGAAACGATTGTCGCTAAGCCTGAAGCCAAGATTCTGCGAGAAGGCGACGATGGGTTCTGGACGCTTCTTGGTCGGGAGCGGCCCCCGAATGATTACATCGGCTCGTCGCTGAATGAGGGCGAAACCCTCGTGGACGCGGTAAACGATGCGGTCGTAAAGGCGAAAACAGCCGGATACGACGTGCTCTCTTTCAACCTAGATGGCACTATTGGAACCATCGTATTGAACGAGGATGCTGTTATCCGTAACGCTCAGTCGAGCTTGGTCAGTGGCCAAGCTCGTCGTGGGCCAGCGGAACTTGGTCAGTCCGCCGCCCCAGCCCCCACTCCTCCCCCCGCCGCCTCAGCCCCCACTCCTCCCCCCGCCGTCTCCACCGTCCAAGCCCTCATGTCCGAAGGTGCCATCCCCTCGGACGCAATCGCCCTCGCCACCCTTGAACACACCAACCTCCGAACCCTCGGAGGCACCCCCTCGATCGACGAGCTCCACAAGGCGATCGACTCCACCACCAACCAAGCCGCCTCCGTCGTCGCTGGCATCAACCAGTCCAACGACCAGACGTGGAAGGACGTGGTGGAACTCATCGACGACCCCACCCAGCTCAAGTTCCTTCAGGACAACTGGGCAAGCGTCGGCGAGAAGCTCCCTGCCCTGGTCGCTCGTGCCAACGCCAAAGTCGTCGCCAACGGCCTCCTTGCAACCCGCATGGCAGGTAAGGGCGACATGAAGATGAGTGCGGAGTTCCTGAACGGGATGATCGACGCCACCGTTGAGCGGAAGGCTCTGAACCGAGTTGTCGGTCGAGCCCTCCAGATCAACGATGTCGAACACCTCACCAAGGAGTCAGAAGCCCTCGATGAGGTCTTCCGTCGCCTCGGCGTCGAGCGGGATCGCATCACCTCCACCAAAGCCGCAGGTCAAGCCGACCCGGCTGCGGAGAAGGTCGCCAAGGCTGCTCAAGAAGCGGGCACTACCTTCCACCCCGTTCTCCAACGGGCAATGGATATGGTCGAGTCCGCTGAATCCGCCAAGGCCGCACTCCTCGCTGAAGTCAAAGGAACCCCCACCACCGCCCAAGCAACCCAGCTCCGCCAGCTCGAGGAGATCCTCGCCGAGGCCAAGGCCCATCTCGATGTGGTCAAGGCCAGCCCTGAAGTCCTCAAAGCCCAGGCGAAGTACGCCGAAGCGGTCTTCCGTGCAGGCCTCGGCCCGTCCGAAGCCGCCCAAGCAGTTGAGAACTTCTGGGGCATCGCGGGCAAGGTGGGCAAGGCAGCTCTTGAAGTGTGGCAGAACGGTCTGCTCTCCAGTGTCAAGACCATCAACCACAACCCGCTCAGTACCGGGCTCAACATGCTCGTCCTTCGCCCCCTCAAGGAAGCCCTTGGGGCGATCAACGAGGGTGATCCTCAGCAGTTAAAACTCGTCTCCAACCACTTCCGAAACCTTCTTGAAACTTCCTTCGAGTCCCTCAAGCTCAACAGTCGAGCGGTTCAGAACGCCACGCGGGCTTGGAAGAAAGAGAGGCCGATTCTCTCTCAGCACTCCCTTGGAGAGCATGAGCCGGTTCTCCCCGGCATCCTTGGCAAGTTGGCCCGAGGCCCGAGTATTGTACTCAACACCTCTGACGAGTGGTTCAAGAACGTCTCGTACCAGGCTTGGGTGAAGACGCAGGCCAACGCCGATGCCCGCCTCCTCGGAATCTCCGGGGACAAGGCAGAGGAGTTCCAGAAGTATTACCTCAAGGTTGCCTACGGCATCGACGGGACGGCCTCGAAGACCGCCGATGGAAAGACCTTCCTGTTCCAAGGCGGCGTAGACGAAGCCGCTGCGGCAACGTGGACCTCCGACCTTCTCAACGGGAGCCTCGCTCGATCGCTTGAGAAGACCCGAGAGAAGGCTCCTGTCCTCCGTCTCTTCGTCCCCTTCCTCCGCACCCCGTCGAACCTCTTGACGGACGGTGCCAACATGACTCTGGGCTTCAACTACCTCCGGCCCTCTGAGGCCGGTAAGCAGTTCCGAGCACGCCTCTCTTCGCCTGATCCGCTCACGCGGGCACATGCGAAGGGGGAGCTCGTGATGTCCACGATGCTTGCTCTGCCCGCGGTGTCTCTGTACGCCTCGGGCAACCTGACTGGCTCCGGTCCCACGGAGCCTCAGACCCGCAAGGCTCTCATGGACACCGGCTGGGTTCCCAACTCCCTCATCATCAACGGAAGGGTCTACCCGCTCAACCGTTACTCCCCCATCAGCCGTCCCCTCATGGCTATCGCAGACATGATGGAGACCCTCGATGTGGCGACGGACGAGAACGAACGGGGGACCATCGCCGAGAAGATGCTGCTGGTCTTCCAAAGCCAGCTCAGTAACGACACCTTCCTCACCGGCCTCTCCAATCTCTTCTCCCTTCTGGAGGGTTCCCCCGGCCAAGTGGAGAAGGCTCTGAACTCCTACGCAGGCTCCATCGTTCCCGGCATCGTCCGTGACGTGGCGGTTGCGTTCGATGGTCAGAAGCGAGAGACCGATGGGATGCTCGGTGCCATCCGCAACCGTGTCCCTGGTTGGTCTGAGTTCTCCGACCCCGCCCGAGACATCTTCGGTCGAGTGACGACCGGGATGCGGGGAGCGGCTCCGTGGAACCTCATCACCGGCCATAACCGTGTTGCCGATGTGGTCTCTCCGTTCCAAAGCGGACCCATCTCTCAGACCCCCGTGATGAAGGAACTCGTTGCCACCGGAACCGTGCTCACTCCCCCCGAGGAGATGTACGGCCCTGGTATCAACCTCCGCAGTTACCGTGACAAGAGCGGTCAGACCTATCTCGACTACTGGCGAGAGACTCTTGGCAGAGTCCAGCTCCCCATGCCGGATGGGTCCAAGGCCCTCGTGGATGAGGCTCTTGAGAAGCTCATCAACACCCCGCAGTACAAGAGCACCGCTCTCCCCTACAAGGGAGGCGACTCGTACAACTACCGGGTGCAGGCTCTCCGATCCATCTACGAGAAGTACAAGCTCACCGCCCTCGCCATGACCGAGGAGCACTTCAGAACGACAACGGGCCAATCCGTGATGCCCGATGCCGCCAAGCTGAAAGCTGCCTCCAGCGGTCTCAACATCGACGCCCTGCTTGAGAGCGGGCTCACCTCCTCCGAAGAGGTGAACAAGCTGCTCAAGAACTCTGGTCGCTAATCAAGCCACCCCCGCCTAACCGCGGGGGTGTCTCTTCACCCCATTGGAAACCCCCATGCCCGACCAATCCGTAGTGGCCGAGCTTTGCGAAAAGATCGGACTCCTGACCGGCAAGCTCGACCAGTTCATCGAGCGTGCCGAGGAACGCGAAACCATGAATGGCAAACTCCTTGATTCAATCCAGACCCAAGCCCGAGAGCAGAGGGGCGAGATCGACCACCTGAAGAAGCACCTCTACATGGGCCTCGGGGGTCTCGCCGTCCTCACCTTCATCCTCAACTCAGCGACGATCCTCAAGATCCTCTCCCTTGTGAGTGCAGGCCATGCCCAGTGATAAAGACATGCTCGCTCAGATGATGACCACTCTGATCGAGTCAGACCTCAAGCTCCTGGAGAGCGGTGAGGCATCCCCGCAGGACAAAGAGCGGATGCGGAAGCTCCTGCATGACCACGGCATCCAAGCCGGTCAGAAGAACTCCCCCATCCTGAAGCTCGCCGAGAACCTCCCCTTCCAAGAGAATCAGAAGACCGCATGATCTACTGCAACATCTTCGGCTACGCCGATGGTCGGCCCACCTTCCCCGACTGTGTAAGGCAGGGAGTCGATCCGGTGGTGGTGCTGATCCGCCAGTGGTATCAGCCGTCCGTCAACTCCCCGGACGGAGACTACAGCACGGGTGTCTATGACGCTGCTCACTGGGCCTCCTACTGCCGAGCCATTCCCCCCGGCACCAAGGTCTGCCTTGACGTAGAGGAGATCAACCGAGGCGGGAATGTCCGCATCGTCCAGCAGTCCTCCATGCCCACCTCCGTCAACGGCTACGGGCAGAACGCCTCGAACGCCAACATCGACGAGGACTGTGCGTACATCAAGACCCTCATCGACGTGTTCCGAGCCAACGCTCCGACATCGTGTGAGCTGGGGATGTACGACTGCTTCTACAACCCCTACTGGCTCCCGATCCAGGCCAGCGGGGCCGAGATGATCCAGTACCGCACCGCGAACGACTACACCTACGCACGGCTGGGGCAGTACCTCGACTCGCACTACATCCAGTGCTACCCGTTCTACAACCACTACTCAGACTCCCACACCAACGAGCAATGGAAGACCAGGATGCTCGGGCCGGTGAACGAGTCCCGCCGGTTGAACCCCAACGCCAAGCGGTACATCCTGCTCAGCCCTCAGTACCACCCAACCAACGACAACTGGAAGTATCGGCTTGTGGATGACCGTCAGTGGTCCTTCATGGTCGATGCCGCAGCGGAGACGGGTGAGCGAGTGGTGGCGTGGGACTTCGGGTATCTCTCTGAGAGAGTCGCCAACGGTGTCCCCGGATTCACCCTGAACACCCCATTCAACTTCACCTGGGCCTGGTGGAGGAAACTCCGAGACGCCAAAGCCAAAGCCACCGGGTCCTTCAACTGCATCCGTGCGGGTGAATCCGAAGGCTACGGAGACGGTCTGCTTCTGAAGAAACCATGAACTACACCCCCGACCCCGCCCTGCGGGACTTTCGGAACTTCCTCTACCTCGCCTTCAAGCATCTCGGTCTCCCTTCCCCCACCCCCCTCCAGTACTCGATCGCTCACAAGATCCAACACGGTCCCGAGCGTCAGATCATCGAGGCCCCCCGCGGGATTGGTAAGTCGATCATCACCGGCTGTGCGGTGCCTTGGTTCCTGTACTGGAACCCTTCGTGGAACATCCTCGTCTGCTCAGGCGGTGCCCGCCGAGCGGATGAGTTCTCCAAGTTTTCCCGGATGTTGATTCAGGGGATGGATGTGCTGGAGCCTCTCCGACCGAACCCCGGTCAGCGAGACTCCGCCATTGCCTTCGATGTCGGTTGTGTGAAGTCAGGCCAGTTCCCCTCTGTGTACTCCCGTCCGATCACGGGCATGATTACCGGCTTCCGTGCCGATCTCATCATCCCCGACGACATCGAGACCCCGGAGAACTCAGAGACCGTCCTCATGCGAGAGAAGATCGCAGAGAAGGTCAAAGAGTTCGAGATGATCGCCAAGCCGGAGACGGGGAGGATCTGCTACCTCGGTACTCCCCAGACCGAGGAGACCCTGTACGCCGAGCTGGAGAAGCGAGGGTACAAGAAGACCGTCTGGACCGCTCGGTATCCCAGCAAGGCTGACATCGAAGCGGTGGATGGGGACATCTCTGAAGACCTGCTCAAGGACTTGGAGAAAGACCCCACCCTAGAGGGCAAGCCTACAGAGCCCACCCGCTTCCCCGAGACCAAGCTCCAGGAGATCGAGTCCTCGATTGGCCGTGCCACCTTCGGTCTTCAGTTCATGCTGAACCCGAAGATGCAGGATGCAGAGATGTACCCCTTCCGGTACAGAGACCTCTGCTTCTACGACTTCGACACCGGGGACATCCCGGAACGGGTGGCCTGGAACAACGACCCAGACCAGGAGATCAAGAACGTCAATCTGGTGGGGTTCAGGGGAGACAGGCCGTACCGCGGTGTGGCTCTCAAGGACGCTCTCAGGCTCCCCTTCGTGGGGATTCACATGGGAGTAGATCCGTCAGGCCGGGGTAAGGACGAGACCGCATACGGGGTTGTGGGGTATCTGCATGGGCAGATGTTCCTCCTCGATGCTGGGGGGTTCCTTGAGGGTTTCTCAGACACCACCCTCACCCGCCTTGCCTCCATCGCCAAGCGGTACAAGGTGAACCGGATCTTCTGCGAGCCTAACTACGGCGGAGGCATGTTCACCAAGATGCTCCAAGCGGCAGTCAGAGGGAATCAACTCTGCTCCGTAGAGGATGCTCCCTGGTCCAAGGGCAACAAAGAGGCCCGCATGATCGACACCCTTGGTCCGATCATCGAGTCTCACAAGATGATCGTCAACGCCGCTCTCATCGAGCGGGATTACAAGTCCACCGCCAGCTACCCCTCAGAGGTCGCTAAGACCTACCAGCTCTTCTACCAGCTCACCCACATCCGCAAGATGGCAGGGTGTCTGGCTCACGATGACCGGCTTGAAGCCGTCGCCATCGCGGTTCAATCCTGGACCGAGGTGATGAGTCAGAAGACCGAGGAGGAGAACGCCCGAGCAAAGGATCGGGTGTGGAAGATGGAGATGGACAAGTTCCTCAAGTTTCAGGTAGGGGCCAAGGAGCCCAGAAAGCACCACTCATGGATCACTCGCTAATCAACTATTGGGACTCGATCAAGCAGATGTACGTCGCTCAGGCTGAACCCCCCAAGGGGGAGGAGGTGAAGGGTGGAGGTGATGAACCTGGACGAGATGTTGGCGGAGATGGAGGAGGAGATGGAGAGGGAGGGGTGGACGGGGTTGTGAAGGGGGACGCAGAGGTGGACGCAGAGGTGGACGCAGAGGTGGACGCAGAGGTGGACGCAGGAAAGACGCAGACGAGACGCAGAGGGAGGAAGTGATGGATGACCGATCCCGCCTGCTCATAGCCGAGGATGCCCTCCAGAGGGTGGCTAGGATGGGATGCGAGGGGGTTCAAACGGTTGCGAGAGAGGCTCTGAGAAGGATAGGAACCGTTGGGGAGATGAACTCGTGTGTGGATGGGTCTGGGAGGGCATTAGATGGCTCAGGAGGCGTTCTAGGGGTTGGGGATACCCAAGGGTCCACCCGGTCTAGGAATGGCTCTAATGCGGTCTAATGGCGTTATAGGCGATCTGGGGAGAAATCCCTAGGTCCGCTTTTCTAGCAGAAACTTTTCAGAGGGTATCGTTTAGCGGGCCAGGCGGATTCCCCCCGTGGGGGTGGGGCCGCGAGCCTGCCCGAGCCCGCCCGAGCGACCGCATCCGCGAGCATCGGCACGTGTGCGGACACAAGCCCTGCCGATAGTGCAGCGAATCACGCCACCCGTTGCAGACTTTCAATCCGCTGGAGCGATCGAGCATCGTGCCTCTGTTCCTTGAACGATCATTCAACCCTTGCCCCAGTTTTCGTGACTGGGGCTTTTCGTCTCTCTTCCCTGTCTCTCAGCCACCAGCCGACCACGACCCCAGCAAACACAATCGGCCCATACCCAAACACCCATTCAATCATCCATTCCATCGGTATCGCTCCAATCTCTCCCGATCCTACCAGAAAACCATCTAAACGCAAGCCCCTGTTTTTCAGCCCCTTAGACACAATCTTTCCGAATCCGCAAACAAGCCGATTGTCTTTCCTTCTCGTATAGCCGATACTTCACTCATCGGAGACGGGCAACGGCCCGAATCCCCTTCTCTGACAAGTGAAACCGAAACCTAAACGCCCTGCATGCGGGAAACCGCGTGCGGGGTTTTCACTCATTCCTTTGAAAGGGAAACACATGACACGCGAACAGCTCGCCGAACGCATCGAAGAGATCGAATCCATCCTCTCGGATCGGGCATCCCTGAGATATCGATTCTCTCAGGAAGAGATCGAAGAGATCGAGAACAATGCCCAAGAGCTGAAGGATCAACTGTACGATATCGACAACTGCCGACATGAACCCGCCCCTAGGATCGTGCCTCCGATCGGGCATCCCCTGCCGACATGCAAACATTGTGGGATTGTGTATCTGCTTGAAGAGGACGACGAATGATCCATCCGATCCGGCATCCGAAAGGATGCTGGATCGATTCTCCGGCAATACCGCCGGACCTTTGAAAGGGAACACAATGCCGAATAACTTCCGTTTAGTGTCGTCCGGCCCTGGTTGGTTCACCGTCGATTCTCGCTGGACAGTCCACGAGTCCGATCTGCCCCATAGACTTCCGTATCTACTGAAAACTTTGCAGGCATACCGCGATGCCGAGCCCGATATGAACTGGAGACTTCAGACGCGTGGGGAAGTCCGAGACTGGCACGATTACGAATGATTCACCCGATCCCGTAGCTGAAAGGCTACCGGATCGATTCCCTAGCATGTCGCTAGGAAACCTTTGAAAGGGTCAAAGATGAGAACGCAAGAGACCGAGCTGTATTCATTCTCTGAGCTGTCAGAAAAGTCTCAGGATCGGGTTATCGCCGATATCGCCGAGGACATTGGCGGGGATGACGATAACTTCACCCTCTCCGAGTGTATTGATTCTCTGAAGAAGCTCGCCGATGCCTTGTGCGTTACCCTGAGCGATTGGAGCATCGGCCCGTACAATCGCGGGAATCGGTGTAGCCTCCGCCAATCCTTCTTGGGGGATGATGAGATTGATACCCTCTCCGATACCGGAGAGAAGGTCGAAGAATGGTTCTGGGAATGCCTCCGTCCCAAGGGTTACACTCCAGACCAGTTGAAGGATGGAAAGTTTCCCGGTATCTGTGGCCTGTCTGGCGTCTGCTTCGATGATGACGTTATCGAAGCTGTCCTAGACGCCATCCGATCCGGTGAAACCCTTTCCCGAGGATTCGATTGGGCAGCCGATCGGATCATGCGAATCTGTGAGGATGACTTGGAGTACCGAATCTCCGAGGCAGGCATCCTGGAGTATCTCGACCAAGACGAAGAACGGTACACCGAAGAGGGTGAAGAGTTCTAGACCAATCAACCCGATCCGCTAGCGTAACCGCTTGCGGGTCGATTCCTCCGGCGATTGTGCCGGAGCCTTTGAAAGGGCACCCGATGAAAAGCTATTCCGTCCGCGTCGCATACTTCGCTGGTCCAAAGGACAAGCCCCGACCGAGCGATCCGCAAGTATCCCTGGTGTTCGATGGTATCAGGGCCCCTTCAAAGGCAAAGGCCATAGAAGAAATCCGGTTCCGTCTCGACTGTCCCGACCCTCTCATCTGTACATTTGCCTTTGATCTCGTCGTATCCGCTTCGATGATCGGCGTACACTACTCCGCCGAACAGCTCCACTAGTTTCCCTTTCAGCCACCCAGACGCGGGTAACCGCCCTGGGTGGTTTTCTCCTCTCCCCTTCCTTCCGATTAGATGAAAGTCTCATCGGCGGATTCACCGATGGAATAGGCCATCGGTAGATGAAAGGGAAACCGATGTTCTATGCCTCCCTCCTCCTCTTCTCCCTGGTCCTCCTCTCCCTCCTCCTCTGCACCCTCCTACCCCTCTTCCTCCAATCCGCCGCCGATGCCCTCTTCCCCGAGGAGCCTGGCAGCAGAGACGCGGAGTAGAAGCATCCGACCAGCTAGCCTAACCGCTTGCGGGTCGATTCCTCCGGCAATACCGCCGGAGCCTTTGAAAGGGAAAGCAATGGCCCAAACTCTGAAAGTCTCCGGCGTAGCTACCTCTATTCGCGCTGAGGGGGGGCGAACGATCGTTCGGTATCACAATACCGATGTGGTTTCGTTTGACTCCTCCCTTATCGATCTGAATACGGGCGGCTGGAAAACCGCGACAACCAAGCTCCGCATGAATCAAGCCGCGGCCCAGTTCGCTCTGGGGTTCTACGTCTCTCAGTCGCGGGGCGAATGGTGGGTCTATCCCCGCGACGGAGATCGCATCCCCTTCACGGGTTCGCGTCTCATCCTGGTCCGAGAGGGACTTTCTAGCAAGCCCTACGGACCCGCCTGCACTGTCTGAAGTATCCGATCCGGCACCCGAAACGGTTCCGGGTCGATTCCTCCGGCAATACCGCCGGAGCCTTTGAAAGGTAAAGCCATGCAGCTTAGAGACATGAAGTGGGAGTTTCCCGGAAGCCGCCTTTACCCAATCGCGGAAGAGGATCGGACCCGAGCGGGAACGGCTACCAAAGTACGGCCAACGGGGGAGAGCCGCCCACCTAAAAAGGGGGAGTGGTTCCTCAGTGGCTCCACCGTCGAGGGCTATTTCGCCCCTAACGATCTCACGTCAGAATACCCAATCGCCGTGCCCGTTTCGGATATCTGGGTAAAGGCAATCGAGAAGGCCGAACAAGATATCCTGAAGGCCGAGACTGAGGCCATCATCCGCCACGCCCTCGAAGACCTTCCGCCCCGGCTGGTGACGGTGCTAGGGCACCACTCTACCGAAGCCGCCTGGCTCACCTACGGCGATTCGTTCTCGATGCACAAAGAAGGCGGGCTCTCCTGGTCCGATCTTCTCCGGATCGTTGCGGCACTTCCTCCGATCCCCGCGGAGATTCGCCGGGACGGATGCACTAGCATTTGTCCGGAGTCCCGATCAGAGAAGGGAAACCCGGAACGCACGCCGATCGCCCCTGTCACCTTCTGGGCTCACTCCCCGCACTACTCAAATAGCACTTGCTCCGCGCACTGGTTCTCTGAGGTTTCCGGGATCGGCACTGTCCGCGTCGGGGTCTACCTCCGCCGCGAAGACCGCCCGGTAGAGCAGACTGTCCGCTACAAGTCTGACAGCCGCTCCGGAACCGTCACGGGCATTGAAAGCAAGTCGCACCGCTTCCCGGACTGGTGGCCGACCGGCGGAAAAACGATGCGGTACGCCGGTGGAAGCCACACCGACCCCGGAACCGTCGTCCGGTACTTCGACCGCGGCGAGGGGTTCCCCGTTCGCTGATCCATCCGATCCGACACCCTACCCGGTCTCGGATCGTTTCCCCTAGCAATGACGCTGGGGCCTTTGGAGTCTTTGCATCATGGCAGATCGGAAGAAGTCTTACCGTACCTTGGTCCTCGACGCATGGACGCGGAGCATCGCCCGCGAATCCCGTGAGTACCTCCGGGCTCTGTTCACACCGGCCCCCGTAGGTTCCCGGCTGACTCTGGCTCTCGATGCCCTCGACGAGGAGCCCATCCGGCTCATGTCCCTCTTCTCCTGCCTCCGCCTCCGGAACGCAATCGAGTGGGAAGATTCCGGGATCGAAGAGGTCTCGATCGACGTGCCCGCGGTCCTTGAGGGGATCAACGAAGAGGATGTGATCTTCGCCGCGTTCGCTCCCCGTGAATACACGAATCAGGAATGGCCGCAGGATGAAGCCGAGGAGTTTGCCGAGGATATGGGAATGGGGGTGGCGGCATGAGCACCGGCTACACCAAAGAAGAGCGTAACTCCGGCATCCGCACCCTCGGCGAGTGTGCCGAGATACTCACCGCCCGCGGAACCCCCTGCACAAAGGCCAATGCCTTCGCCATCGAGCAGAGAGCCCTGGGTAAACTCCATCGGGCTTTCGTCAACGATCCCGTACTCCGGGAGATCGCCGAGCGGATGGGGATGGAAGTTCCCGAGACCGCGGCGAGCGATGTGAAGAAGATTCTGAAGAAGATTCGGAAGGAAAGGACGGTGGCAGCATGAGTAGCGAGAACACGATCACCCCCGGCGAAGGGGAGAAGCCCGAGTGTCAGCAAAAGACAACATCGCCGGTTTTGACAGCAGAGGCGTCTGGGAACGCGCGGCTAGTAAAGGAAACGCCCCCAGATTTTCCTACCGCGAACGGTGGTAAAGCGGAGTTGCCTAAGCCCGCCCCGCAAGAAAACAAGAACGACGAGAAATCTTGTTTTCGTGACGTTGTTCCCGTGGTGGATGCGCAGGCACGGGCCAACGCCGCGCACGCCCACGAGCGGCTACACGAGGCATGGAAGCGCATCACCGCCCTCGAATCCCGCCTCGCCGCAGTTGAGCCCGCACCCAAGCCCGCCGCGATGGTGGTGAAGGCACCGACCGTTGCGAAAACGCCCGGCCTGTTCACCGACGCCGAGATGCGGATGATCCATGCCCGCGATCATGCGTGGCGCGCTGCTCTTGCCGAAGCGGGCATCACCATCGCCGACGAAATTCAACCCAGCACTAAATCACGCCCCGCAAATTAGCGTTTCGGGGTGGAAAGTGGAAAAGGAGAAGCAAGTGAACCTTTCGACAACATCGAATAGTTCCCCCAGCAGTCAAGCCGCACTTGACAACTCGAAGAAGGAGGCGAGCGATGCCCCTTCCACTTGACCAAAACACGCAGTCGCTCACGCTCTACCTCGGCGGCTGGACCGACGACCAGATCGCCGCCAACGAGTGTGCCAACCGCATCGTCAACCGTGCCCGTGAGTATCGTCGGCTGTTCGGCGTGGACCTGCCCGCACTCGGGTACGTCATTCGGCAGGAAGTGGAGAAGACGATCAAGGAGGCGAGCGATGGCGAAGAAGCGTGAATCGCGACAGAAATCGCGACAAAGTGACGCGATTCGGGGCGAAAAGAAGCCCGCAAATGGCGATCGCGACACGGATCGCGACATCGTGACCGTCCTCACCCGCGAGTGGACGAACGACCGCGAGAAACTCCGCAGGGTGAGGGAACTGTGCGAGCAGGCGGCACCCGACCGCTGGTACATCCACAAGCGCGACATCCTCGCCATCCTCAACGGCACCGAGCGGAAAGGGAAGCCATGACATTCACCGAAGCAGACCACGCGAAGGCGGTGGAGTTGTACAAAACGTACAAGGACGCGGAGTGGTGGCCGAAGACGGTGCAACGCCGCCACCACGACGGACTCGACGCGGAACACTGGCACGACGGTTCCGAGTTTGACGGATGGTGCCACCCGCTTCACGCCCTCTCCGCGATCGCGTGGGCGATGGTGGAGAGGTTGGGAACGATCAACTTGTGCGACGACGCGGTAGGGGACTGTGCCTATTGGGAGTACGAGAATGGCGTCGGTGGAAACACCCGCTTCCTCGCACTCGCGGCGGCGGTGGAGGCTTTGGACAAAGGAGGCTGAATGAGCGGATTGCTGTACGGAACGGACTTCGACCGGCAAATACTCATCGAGAAGAAGGCGCAGGAGGCAGGACGACTCCGCTACTTCCGCGACCGCGACAAGGCCCACGACAAGGGCCGCTACGCATCCACCGCGCCGGGCCGTCGCTGGCTCGCTCATTGGGCGGTGGCGATGACCCTCGCCATCCGCCAGAAGCGGCGATCACTGGTGGGCGAGAACAAGAAAACCCCCACCGAGTACGTCGGCATCTACTCGCTGGTGTCGCCCAACAAGGCGGCGGCGATCACGCTGACGCAGATGCTCAACTGCCTGCTCCGCGAACCCGAAGGTGTGACGCAGCAGAAACTCTACATCGCGGTTGGCCGTGCGATTCTGGCGCAGGCCCAACTCGACCGCTGGCAGAAGGAGAAGAAGAAAGACCTTCTCAAAGCCATGTTCAAGAAGCGGCGAAAGAACGCGATTGCCGCGATGGACGTGAATCGGTACGCCAAGATTCTGGACCCCGAGGCGATCTACGACAGCGTTCTGTGCGTCAAGGTCGGGGCGGCGTTCGTGTGGGATGCTGTCGGGGCTTGCTCTTGCAACGATGAATCGCAGCCCTTTGCGCTGGCTTTCCACCGCAAGAACGTCGGCACCGGGAAGAAGATGCGTTCGATGTTCACCATCGACCCGAAGATTCGTGCGACGATCATGCACGACCATCAGGCGTTGGCGGCAGTCTCGCCGGTCTACCCGCCGATGGTGATTCCCCCGTACAAGCACGCGGACAGCACCCACGGTAGTTACGTCACGATCCGCATGGGGATGCTCACGAAGTCCACGAAGGCGCAGCGGCAGTTGATCCGCGACGGCATCGGGGAGTTGGGCGAGTTCATCGACGGCATGGAGGCGTTGGGCAACACCCCGCTCAAGGTGAACGGTTGGATGCTGGGCGTGATTGACCGGCTCATCGAGGAAGGCGGCGACGTGGCAGGGTTGCCCGCGTCCACGGCGTTCAACAACCCGCCCAAGCCGCAGACCGAGGACGCGGACATTCTCCGCAAGTGGCGCGGTGAATGTGTCGAGATTCACCGCAAGAACATCAAGAACGAGTCCGCGTTCTATGCCGCGTTCCAGTGTCGGCAGGTCGCCCGCGAGTTCGAGAACGAGCCGCGCTTCTACGTCCCGCACCAGGGCGACTTCCGGGGCCGGATGTACGCACGCCCCCACTACTTCAACCACTACGGCGGGGACATGGAGCGGTCGCTGTTCCAGTTCGCCGAGGCCCGCGACGGCGACGGGGTGATGCGGCAGGTGGCAATCCAGGCCGCGACGATGTACGGCCACGACAAGATTTCATTCGACGACCGGGTTGAATGGGTGAAGTCCAACATGCGGGACGTGTTCATGTCCGCCCGCGACCCGTTCAACACCGACTTCTGGCGGCAGGCCGAGAACCCGTTGCAGTTCCTCGCCGCGTGCAAGGCGTTGCAGTCGCGTGACCACGCGGTACACCTGCCCATCCAGCGGGACGCGACGGCGAGCGGGTTCCAGCACTTCGTTGCCATGACGCGAGACGCGACGGCGGCACCGTTCGTGAACTTGGTCGAGAACGACAAGCCGAGTGCGCTGTACGCCGAGATTGCCAAGCGGGTGCTGACGTACTTGGCGGGAGACGGGGAGGGCACGCCCGAGGCTGTGGCAATGGCCCTGCACGCGGTCAGGAAGTACGGCAAAGAAGTGTGCAAGCAGCCCGTGATGACGACGCCCTACGGCGTGACGGAGTACGGGGCACGCGATCAGATCATGGGCAAGTTCAAGAAGCTCGGGCTAGAGAGCGAACACGCGAAGGAGGCCGCGTCGATTCTGGCGAAGTCGGTGTTGAAGTCGGTGCGTGAGGTGTTCCCGCTTGTGACGGCGGCGATGGATTGGGTGCGGACGTGCGCCGGTCAGATCGCAGAGTCCAACCGCCCGGTGATGTGGCGGACGCCGATCGGCTGGCGGTGCGTGCAGCCGTACTACGCAAAGAACGCAGTGCAAGTTGAAACGTGCTTTGGCGTTCTTTGGATGCAAATGGACAATGAGCGGTCTGTCAACGCCCGCAAGCAGGTGTCCGGCTCGGCTCCCAACTTCGTGCATGGCGTCGATGCTGCCGCGATGATGAAGGCGGCGATCACTTGCCGCAACCAGGGCATTTCGTTCCTTGCCGTGCATGACTCGTTCTGGTCACACGCGGAGACTGCCGAGGAAGTCGGGTTGATCGCACGCGAGCAGTTCGCGGCGATCCACCAGACGCCGCTGCTTACGGACTTGTGGTTCCAGTGGCGCGAGCAGCACCCTGACATTGAGTTGCCAGCACCGCCCATCAACGGCGACTATGACCCAAGCAGCGTCATAAACGCCGCTTATGCAATGTGCTAGTCCGATAAACCAAACGTGTATTGAGTGACCGTTCAACAGGCGTGGGTTATCTTCGCGTCCGGGGCCATATGGCACCCGGCCAACGCGATCGCCGCGCTCGCCACGCGAAGCCACTTGGTTCACGTCGCCTATGGCGACCACGAAACCATCGTCGAACGCACGGTTGAGAAAGGGGAGCGACTTATCCCCTTCAAGGCTGCAATCCGTCAGCCGATGATACAGACCGTTCTGTCTATTGCCGTTGAGCGATCGTTCAACCCCGAGCATGTCAGTCTGGACAAACGCCCGATAAGCGTTGCCCGTGGACTGGCGTACCTCTGGTCAGGCGGGCGGGTCCGTCACTCCAACTGCGTGTCGCGTTGTCGGGAGTACCTTGCTCTGTGCGGGTACGCCACGCCCGATAACTTGTTGTCGCCCATCCTCTTATACGAGTACCTTCGTGCCCGAGGCGCAACCGAAGTCGTCATCGACGAATCCCATCCCGCTCAATATGCAGCAAGCCGCCGACTTGTGTAAGTGGTTACGGAACCACTACCGGGATCGCCTTGCCCCGCCGCAGAGCCTTGACGCCTGCCGCGACTCTCACAAACTGGCGATGAACCTTGGTGTTTCCTCTGTCATTGAGGACATCGAGATCATCGCCGCCAAGGACAACAAACCCCGATGAGTGCCGTTGGAAGTCTCGTTGACGGCGTATTCGGCGTCAACGCACCGCAGGCCAACGTGCCGGACTACGCGGCGTCAGCGGACCCCGCATCGTCTCAGGCCAACATGCAGGCCGAGGCCGAGGCCGCTGCACGCCGCGCCCGTCGCCGCAACATCGACTCGTATCTGATCCCGACGACCGGCGTGCCCCCGGCTGGTAGCGGCTTGTACATCCCATGAGCATCCAAAAACTGTTCGACCAAGGCACCGGCGATGCGTCGGAGGTCTTGGATCGGGCGCGTTGGGCGGCGTCGATTTCCATGCCGTTCGTGATGCCGGAGCAGGGCTATCAGGCTGGCGACCGGCTCCGCAACCCCAACAACTCGCTTGCCGCCCGTGGCATCGCCAACTGCGTCGGCAAACTCCGCTCCGTCCTGTTCCCCGGCGACGGCTGGTTCGAGTTGGACGTGGAGCCTGAGAGCAAGTATTCCATCAGCCCCGAGGAATACACGGTTATCGTCAACGCCCTGTACGTCGAGGGCGTGAAGATTCAGGCGGCGATCGAGAGCAGCCACGTCAAGAGCAAGCGGAAAGTCGTTCCCGGCTTCTACGCCCAGACAGGTATTTCGCTCACGCAGTTGCTTATCACCGGCAGCACGCTTGAGGGCATCGGCCTTCGCGGGAATGAGGACTTCGCCAAGCGCGTGTTCTCCCGCGACCAGTACCGCACCCGCCGCGACGCCTACGGCGAGGTTGACTACCACGTCATCAAGGAATGCGTCAACCCCGCACGCCTGCCCGCTGACATTCAGGCCCAAATCGAGGTCAAGGAAGGCGAGGACGTTGACGTATTCACGCTCTACAAGCGTCAGTCTGACGACTCGTGGGTGCTGACGCAGGAAATCCAAGACAAGCAGGTGTTCGAGGCTCAGCACGAAACGGCCCGCATCTTCCAAACCGACTTCAAGCGGGCGGGCAACGACCACTACGGGCGCGGCCTGATTGAACTGCACGGCGGCGATTTCGAGTCCAACGAGTTCTTCGCCGGTCGCATGAAGGATTGGGCGGAACACGCCAGCAAGTTCAACCCCGTCATCGGCACCGGCAGCACGCTCCGTCCCGAGGACTTGGCTATCGAGTCGGGCAAGATCATCGTCGGTGGCCGCGTCGAGGGCGGTCGCTTGCAAGACGTTGCCATGCTCGGCGTCGAGAAACTTGCCGACTTCCAAGTTGTTCAGCAGGTTTGGATGCGGTGCCAAGACGACCTATCCAAGACCATGCTCCTTGACGCCGACGCCGCTCCCAAGGGCGAGGCTGGCCGTCACAGCACGGCATGGAAGCAGACCGCCGAGCAGTTGCAGGGTTGGCTTGGCGACCTGTTCTCGACCATCCACGACCAGCAGCAGAAGCCGCTCCTGTGGGCCGCGATCGACATGGGCACGCGGAGCGGGTTGCTCGACGCCAAGAAGATGAAGTTCGCCGACGTGGTATCGACCACGGGTATCGCCGCGATCAACCAGAAGCGTCGCGCCGAGGGTGCGATGCAGTTGGCACAACTCGCGGGTGCGATGGGCGAGCAGGCGGTCAAGCAGTTGGATCAGAACGTGCTTCTCAGTCTCGCGGCTCGTTCATTGGGGGTGGCCGAGCCTGGGCTTATCAAGACGCCAGCGCAGTTGGAGCAAGAGGCTCGCAAAGCGATGGCGGACCAAGTGAAGGCGGACGGGGCAACGGCAGTCATTCAGGAAGCGGCACGCGCCGCTGGTGGCATTGCGCAGCAGCAAGCCGCACCCCAAGCCTGAAAGGAATTGAATGTCAGAGACAGGAACCGCGCCGGTGCAAGCCGCACCGACGCCGGGAGCGGCACCACCGCAGCCCGAGTTGATCGCGGGGAAGTTCAAGGACGAGGCGGCGTTCCAGCAGGGCGCACGCGAGTTGTTCAAGCACCGTGGCGTTCAGGTGGCGGACAACGCACCCGTCTACGGCGACGGCGGCTACTTCGCCAGCAAGGACGCGGCGGTCACGTTCTACAAGGCTCTGGCGGGTAACGCTCCCGCCCCGCAGCCGACCGAGTACGCCGACACCGACATTGACGGGTTGTTCAAGGCGATCGGCCTCGACACCGCGAAGTTCGGCGAGAACCTTGTCAAGAACAAGAGCATCGACGACGACTCGCTGAAAGCCTTTGGCAGCATCGAAGTCAAGGGCAAGGACGGAAAGGTCTACAAGCTCAACAAGGATGCTCTCAACGACATCTTTGTTGGGCGGGTGGAGTCGGCACAGATCAAGGCCGAGCGTGCCCGTGAGGTCCAAGAGCAGACCAAGCAGGCGGCGTTCAAGATCGCGGGCGGCTCGCAGGAGAACTACGACCGCCTTATGACGTGGGCGAAGTCCAACGTGCCCGAGGGCGAGTTGTCGGTCTACGCCGCGAAACTCAACGACACCAACCCGCAGGTGGCACTTGACGCCGTTCGCGTCATCAAGGCCCGGTACGACGAGAAGAACGTGGGCGGTTCGCCCGTCATCGGGACCATGCCGTCGCACTCCACCGCGCCACCGAAGGACTTGGCGGAACTCAAGGAACTCAACAAGCGTGCGATGGCTGGCGACATTCTCGCACAGCGCACGCTCAAGGCAAACATGGCGGAAATCACCCGCCGCTTCTCGTAAGGAATCTCGATGGCAACCATGACCAAGTACGCAAGGTGGATGACCGAAAACTCGGCGTCAATCCACTCTGGCGGATGTGCTTACAAGAACAAGGCGAACAACGTCGTTTCTGGTAAGTACGCGATCGTCTTTGACAGCAAGACCGGCCTCAAGTGGACGACCGGGCACGCCGCAGAACTCAACGCGGCGATCGAAGCGGCCATTGCCAAGACCAAGGACACTCCGCGCCCGCTCCACGAGAACGACGCCGCAGCCGTCGCGCTCGCCGCGCAGCTTGCGGAGGCGAAGGCCCGCATCGCTGAGTTGGAAAAGAAGTCGGTCAAGGCTCCGGCCAAGTCCGACGAGGACGAGATTGAAGGTCCGTCCGGGCTGAGCGTGGCACAGGCCGCGTCCGCCCGTCTCAAGAAGTAGCACCCGTGGGCGGTGAAAGCCGCCCGCGTGTTTTCAGGTCGCGTGACGCACAGCCATAGGCCGCGAGCGTCACGCCGCCACGGTCACAGTTAGCCAGCAGACGAGCCTGTGGACACCCTCGCAAGAGGCCCACGGACACCTCGCGCGCGGCAAGTGCCGGAAGCGTGTTTGCACGTTCCACCACTTTCCACCCCCGAGGTGAATCCATGTCTTCCAGTAACCCGAGTCGTTTCCTCAACAACGCGGCAGGCACCGAGTATGCCCTGTCGCCCGAGGAAATGTTTCAGATGGGCGTTGTCGAGGCTTTCCGCGATGAGGTTATCTTCGCCGACAGCCCCGCCATTCAGCGCAAGATCATCAGCCAGGGCAACAGCCACCAGTTCTACCTGATGGCCGATACGCCCGATCCCGAGGAACACACTCCCGGCGATGAACTGCTCGGCCAGCAGTTCGAGATTGACGAGGGCAACATCACGATCGACGGCATCGTTGTGGCTCACCACGACGTTCCGCTCGACCAGATGCGGATTGCCAACTTCGACATCCTCGGCCCGCTTGCCCGCAAGACCGGCGAGCGTATCGCCCGCTTCTACGACAACCGCCTCGCCCGCCTGCTTGTTCTCACGGCTCGCGGTGCGGCTGTCAGCAAGAACGGCCTGACCGTTCACAGCGGCGGCAATCGCGTCACCCGCGACGAAGAGACGGTTGCGGCGGCTTACCCCGTGTCCTCGACCGGCGCGGCCAACTTCCTCGACGACGCACAGACGCTCGCCGAGTCGATGGACAACGACAACGTGCCCGAGGCCGGTCGCTACATGTGGATCGACCCGTACATCCGTCGCGTTCTGGCGAAGGACACTGGCATCTGGGACGTGCAGTACGCCCAGAACGCCAGCGGCAACAACCTCCAGAGCCGTCTGATTGGCAAGATCGCGGGCTTTGAGGTGATGGTCGCCAAGAACCGCATCCCGTCCGCCAACGTGACGACCGGCCCGAGCAAGTACCAGGGCACGTTTGAGGTCACTGACAGCAACATCGCCGTTGGTCGCCCCGTGGCGATCGTCGCGGCTGGTGGTCAGTACGGCATGGCCCCGGTCGGCATCGTGCAGCATGGCGGCGTCGAGTCGGTCATGCAGCCCGATGAGCGTCGCAACACCGTGTTCGTCAAGTCGCAGGTTCTCATGGGTGCCGGTCAGTTGCATCCGTGGTGCGCTGGCGTTATTGAGGTCAACGACTCCGACGCCTAATTCAACCCACAAGGAGCAACACACATGTCAATTGCAACTGCAACCCCCACCATCGCGTCGTCTCGTCCTCCGGGTCAGAACGACGTTGGCACCATCCCCACCGCTACGCAGGCTCTTGGCGTCTCCAAGAAGGAGTACGGCAACGGCGTTCTGCGTCAGACGGTGTTCACTTTCAACAACGCCGTCATTCCGTTTACGGATTACGGCGCGGGCGGCGGTGCTGCCGCACTCCAGCTTCTCGATCTTCCCGAAGGTCACATTGGGTTCTATGGAGCCGTGACCGACTTTACGGCGTTGACGGCTGGTGCTGGCATCGGCGCAACCAGCGCGGTTGTTCACTCTCTCGGCACCGCTGCCGAGACGACTGGCACCACGCTTGATTCCACGCAGGCAAACGTCCTTCCCTCTACGTCGCTGACCCTCGTTGCATCTGCCGGTGCGGTCGGTGGCGTGAATACGGCCGTTGCGTTTGTGGACGGCACCGCTACCGCAGCAGACCTGTTCCTCAACTTCGCGGCGGACGCAACCGCAGCGACGGCCAACACCACCATCACTGTCACGGGCACCATTACCGTGACGTGGGCGTTGCTCGGCAACAACTAATCCAATCCGCCTCCCGGAAACGGGGGGCGGTTTTTTATGGGGGACACATGATACTTGCACAAAACATCACGGCTGTTGGCGGCGGCGGCTGGTATCAGAACACCGATTCCTCGCCAACGGTCCCGCTCCGCTTTGTGTTCCCCGGAGGTGGCACGGTTCGCGTTGACGGAAGGAACAACGATTCCGACACGCCCGTGAACCTTGGCTACGCCTACAACAGCGGCATCCTTGTTGTGCCCCGGTTCAACCAGTATCGCGTGTACGTTACGAATCTCAACACGGGCGGGGCGTTGACCCTTGCCGAGCGCGCGTCTGTCCGCCTGCAAGACGACTACGACGTTCGCGTGTCCCCGCTTCTCCAGAATCGAGGCCGCGTCACCCCGCGCGGGCTTCGCAAAGGCGGGCTTCGCACGTCGCACGTCTGCCCGTTTGAAACCTACGGTGCCACCAACGGCACCACGATCACGGCGGATCGGTTCAAGGTTGAAACCGGAACCGCCGTGAAGGATTATGTCAACTGTCGCTCAGGCGAGGTCCAGAGCGGCGAGACAGCCCCGTTCTCTATCGCATTGACTGCCACGAGCGGCGTCACAGCAGAAATTCGCTACGACTACCGCGTGTCGAACGGCGGTGCTGGACCCGTTGACCTGAGTGGTGGAACGGGCAAATGGCCGTTCATCATCTTGCGTGTGTACGTTGATCCGTCTCAGCAATCGGCGCAGTCCGGCAACGTGCAAAACATCAGCATCGGGTTCCACGACACGACGCTTGCAACCGCCACCAAAACGATGGCGAACTTCCAGCAGTTCGATTCGTCCGCCGTGTGCGGGCCGGGCTGGAACACGCTTGTTCTGCACCCGACGACCGTTGGCACCGTCAACCCCGCCGATGTCCACTTCATTCGCATCTACCTCAACTCCAAGACCGGCACGTCCTGTACCGTGACGTTCGACAGCCTCCAGTTCATTACGCCGACGCCCTCCACCAAACTCGTCGCCTTCCGCGACGACGACGGCTACGCGGGCTGCATCTACACGGCGATGGAGTTCGACAAATGGGGAATCCGTGGCAACTTCCACGTCCACCCCCAACTGGTCGGCACGTCCGGCTATGCGTCAAAAGCCGACCTTCTCGCCATGCAGAGGGCGGGGCACATGATCGGCAATCACGGATGGTCGAAATACGAGGGCGACATCAACAGCGGCGTCGTCTACATCAACAGCCGCACCCTGACTGCCGAAAAGTTCTGGACCGACTACATCCGACCCGCTGCGTGGTGGCTACAGGACAACGGCTTTGAGCAGGGTTCCCGCATCTACGCGACCCATCAGGGAAACATGACGCCGGAGCAGTCTGAGTATTTGTTGGAGGCCGGGCTTGACGTGATTTCCCACACCTCGACGGCTTCCGAGGACGCAACGACCACCAACCACATCGACTTCCTCGAAGTCCAGCACGCGACCGGGTACAACACAACGGTTTCGCAGGGTCTTCTGGACGCTTTGGACGACCACGGCGGGCTGGCGGTGTTCTACGGGCACGCCAACCGATCGCAAGAGCAAGCCTTTATGAAGGTCGTCACGGACGCTGTTGTTCCAAGACTCAAAGACGGGACGTATCGGTGCGTCACGCTCGCGGAGGCCGTGTCCGGTTCGGCCCCTGGCATCGCAAACTAAGGAAAATCCATGCCAGCAACCCGTGTTCTCCCCGCCATTGTTCGGGGACGCCCAACCGTCGCCGACGCGCGGGTGACGTGTCCAACCGCGCTTGTCACCGTTCACCCAATCGGCGATGCCAGCGACGTAATGCGGCAAACGCTCTTGGTGTTCAACAGCACGGTCCTCACCCTGACCGACAACGGGGCCAACGGAAGCGGAAGCATCCAACTTCTTGACTTTCCCAAGGGCAACATCAACCTGTTCAACGTGGTCGGAAACCTCACCTACACCCTTGCCGCGTTTGTAAACGCGGGCCTCGTGTCATCCATCGGCACGGCGACCGCTGCGGCTGACGCAACGCTGACATCCACCGAGGCGGACGTAATCGCATCGACCGCGACAGCGATGAACGTCACGGCGACGTTCGCGCCCCGGCTCGGCACTATGGCAATCCTGAATGGCACCGGCACCGCCACCGACATGTTCCTCAACGTCGCCACGGCCAACGACCCGGTTGGCAACAAGGCTCTGGCCGTGACCGGCTGGTTGCTTGTGACGTGGGCGCACGGCGGCGACCTGACCGCCGTTATCACCTGACCATCGTTCCCTTCCCTCCTTTCGCGGGCGGCATCGTGGAAACACGGTGCCGTCTTTTTATGACCAAGAACATTCGCCAAGCCTTGATCCGCGTGGGCATCGGCCTCCTTGCGGCGGGGTTCCTGATCGCTTTGGTGGTCCTTTCCGGCTGTACGTCCGGCACCAAGGACATCGCCCGCGCCGCTGGCAACACCCAGACGCTTGCGGCTGGCATCGTTGCTCACGCCGAAGCCCTTGCCCCGCTGGTGGCTGAGAACGCCGAGGCGACCGGCCACGTCAAGGCGATTGGACAGAACGCACGCGACATTCAGATTGAGGCGGGCAAGGTCCAGAACGCTCTACCCAAGGTGAAAGATGTGACACCTTGGTGGGCCACGTTGCTGAGCAACTTGACACTGTTGGCACTTATCGCCGCCGCCGCGATCCTCGCCATCAAGTTCTGGCCGGTGCTGGCCGTGTTCCTCGCGGGCGTGAAGTGGTTGGAGTGGCTGATCCCCAAGCCCACCCGCATCGCTGCCGAGCGTGACTACGAGCTTTACCGCGAGGCCGACGAACACAACCGAGACGCCCAACGCGATCGCATCTTGGCGTCGCGGATGAACCCGTATTACGACGCTGCTTGGAGGCGTGCCGAGCGCAAGGTGAAACTCGGAGACAAAGCGTGACGATGCCCAACAACGGCCCGACTGACCGCGACCTGTCCGTGTGGATGGCCCGGCTGGACGAGCGGCTTGAGCAAGTCCAGCACGCGCAGCAGTCGCTCACGCACATGCTGACCGGCAACGGCTCGCCCGAGAAGGGCGTCATCATGCGCGTAGACCGTCTGGAACAGAGCGAGAAACGCCGCGAGGCGTGGTCGAAGACCGCGATTACCACGGCGGCGGGTGCGGCCATTGCCGCCATTGGCGCGTGGCTCAAGGGATAACTATGGCACTTACCAACATCAACCCTGCCCCGCAGATCGGGCTGGGGCGGCTTCCTTTCGCCACTCACGCGACGATCACGCTCAACAGCGCGACTCCGGCGAACAACGTCTTTGCGGCGATCGTCGTTCTCCAGCCCGGCCAGACCATTTCGGCGGCGAAGTTGATTGGCGGCGGTGCGCCGGTTGGCACCCCGACGTACAACGTCTCGATCGAGGGCGTTACCAACAGCGGTGCGGGTTACGGTGGCCGTCCTGACGGCACGCCGTTGACCAGCACGGGCGGCGGCTCGGCCCCGATGGTGGTCGAGGACAGCCCTGGCTCGGCACTCACAAGCGGCACCGTGGTTAGCCACGAGTTCGTTGACACCTACACCAATCCCGGCCCCGGCCCTCGGCTGGTGGCTATCACCGTCCGCACGGGCACGACCGGATCGGGCCTGAACGCCACCAACACGATCACGATTCGCGCTGGCTACCAGACGTGGCTGACCAACTTCACGCTGCCCCACTACAGCACGCTTGTCAGCGGTTCGTGGGCACACACGGGCAACTGCCCGACCGCGTGGACGGTTGACCAGACTGGCAAGGTCACGGTCAACGCATCGAACGCTCCGACCTACACGAATGAAACCAACTGGAACTCGGCGAGCAGCCCCAACCGTCGCGGGCTTCGTTGGGACGCGCAGTTTGGTTGCCGCGTGTCGTCGTTCTGGGTGGCGTGGCGTCCCGCCGCCAACTCAAATCCCGAGTTCGTTATCAACGTCTACGAGAGCGACGGCACCACGCTCAAGACCACGGGCACGGCGACGTACAACTTCTACTCGGCCATTTCGTCCAACCCCGGCATCATCCTTACGCAGATTCCGATTCCGCCGCAGGAGGTTGAGGCTGGCGACGTGGTGCGAATCTTCCTCAAGCCCGACGCAACGGCAAACGCGATCCTCCAGTTTGCAAACGTCGAATGGGCGGCCTCCAGCGAGCGCAACACCTTCTTCGGCACCGCCGCCAACGTGTTCCAGTACACGTCGTCGTCTGACGGCACGACTTGGACGGACGTGGATACCAAGTTCCCGCTGTTGATCCCCGTCATTGACCAGATCGAGACTGGCGGCGGCGGAACCACTGTTGTCAAGGTCCGTCGCACGCAGATGCTGACCCCCGATGGTCGCATCGCTTCCTTCCGTGGATAACCATGCTGAAACTTGACGCCGTGAACATCTGCATCCGGGCACTTGGCGACCCGGCTGTGACCGCTTTGGACACGGGCGGAACGTCCGACGCGGGCGAGGCCGAGAGCGAGATTGACCGGCAGTTGAAGATTGTCCTACGCGGGCGTGGCTACGGCACGGCGGCGAACACGCGCGAGGAAGTGGAACTCACGCTGCCGGATACCACCGTCACCGCGTCGGGCGGTTCGGGCACGTTCACCTACGACGAGACGATCACGCAGGCTGTGTCTGGTGCCACCGGCAAGTTCCGGTACGAGACTGGCGGCAAGGTGTACGTCGATACCGTGTCGGGGACGTGGAACGCCTCGGGTGCCCTGACTGGCGGCACGTCTGGTGCTACCCGCGCCACTGTCACCGCTACCGCCGCGATCACGTCAGCCTTCCACGCCGTCCCCGAGACGGCGTTCATGTTCATCCGCCCCGCTCGCCGCGAGTGGAAACGGCTTGGCGTCTACAACGGCTTCCTGTTCGACGAGGACCAGGATACCCAGACCTTCACCGGCAGCATCTATATCGACGCGATCACGGTGCGGACGTGGGATGAAACGCCTGAGTGGATTCAGGAGTACGTCGCTCGCAAGGCGGCGCGTGAGTTCCAGTGGGACAAGAAGCGCGGCGTGACCGACGACCAGAAACTTGGACAACGTGAGGCTCTTGCCCAACTCGACTTCGAGCGGATGGACAACATGCTCAAGGGCACGAACGTCCTTGAGCGGTCGATCAAGTTGAGCGAGTGGGTTCCCGTGATGCCCTGATATGCCAGAACAAACAATCGTCTCGAAGCCGTCGCTGTACGGGGGAATCTCCAAGCAACCGGCTCACTTGCGGCATCCGTCGCAGGTCGAAGACGCGCTCAACTCAGATTTCAGCCCGGCGTATGGGGCGTTTACCCGCTCTGGCACGAAGCTGGTTGCCAATCTCGGCACGCTGCGATTCTCGATCACCGGCAAGTCTGGATCGTGGTCCGTTGGACAGACTGTTAGCCGCACTACTGGTTCGCCCGCGTTCTCTGGCGTCATCGTCTCCATTTCGGACGGCGGCAACCACATCACCGTCAAGGTCACGTCCGGCACGTTCACCGCTACGGGCGTGACAACGAGCGGTGGCGGCACCGGCACGATTGCAACCATTTGGGCACAGTGGGCACTTGGCACCAAACTCCGGCTTCACCCGATCTTCCGCGACAAGGACGAGGTGTACCTGCTTGTGCAGGGTCCGGCAACAAGCGCAAGCCCGTACCCCCGCATTGTCCCCGTTGGAAACGTACTTGCGAAAGAGGCTGAGCTTGCGGCTGGAAGCGGAACCCCGGCCACTTACTTCGCCCTCAACAATCCAATAGCAGCAGATTTTCGATACTGCTCGGTCCTTGATTACACCTACATCGCCAACGGCACGGTTGCGATGGAGGGCAACAACACGACTGGCGCGATTGACCAAGCCAAGTATCCGTACACGATCAAGCGGACCAGCACCTCGCCGCTGACGTTTGAGTTTGCAAACGAGACTTTGGAGCAGCGCGGATCGCGTGGCACCTCTACGACAAACCCACTTTTGCCGGTGTTTGGAGGCCCGCCCAATAGCGGAGTCGGCAACAAGGTAGCGGATATGTGCTTGTTTCAGGACCGGCTTGTCATCGGTGCTGGCCCGTACATCGTCACTACCCAAACAGCTTCGCTAAATGACTATTGGTACGACTTGGCCGGATCGTCTCCGGCAGTCGTTGATAGCGATCCCGTTGTCGTCAAGACTCCGGGACCGTCCGTGACGTTCCTGGACCGCCTATGCCCCCTTCGCCGGTCGATCATTGCGTCCGCTGTCGGCGCGCGTCAGTTCGAGTTGACCACGACGGGCGATACGTTCTCGCCGTCGTCTGTCTCGTTTACCCCGTCCACCTCGCTCAACGCGACGAACGGCGTGGCCCTCGCCCCGTTCCAGACGGGCATCCTGTTCTTTGTCAAAAACCGCAACACTGGCGCGGTTCACTACTACGTCTACGACGACGCGCAGATTGCCTACACGTCAATGCCGGTGTCGTCGCATGTCGAGGGGCTGATCCCGCCCAACGCGACACGCGTTGTGGCCGACACCAACTCGGGGTTCATTGGCGTCATCACCAGCGATCAGTACCGCAACTTCTATGTCATGCGGTGGGGTTACGAGGGCGGGCGTCTGGTGCAGACAGCGTGGAGCGTGTGGCAGTTCTCTGGTCCCAACGACGTGCTGCTTGACGCCGCGATCATCAACGGCGTGCTGTATGTCCTCTTGGAAAACGAGGGTTCGTTTGTGATTGAGGGAATGCCCCTTGGCTCGCCAATGACTACCAGCAGCACCCTGATTATGACTGGTGCCAGCGTGTCCGCATCGGGCGAGAGCGGAGGCGCGGATGCCTGAGTTCACGCCCCACATGGATCGTCGGCAGGAGTTGTCAACCGGCACGCACTCGGCTGGCACAACGACATGGACGCTGCTCTACGCGGACATCAACATCAACTGTCTGATTGTTGGGTCCGGCGCGAGCGTGGGCACGGTCATTTCCAACCCGACGCTCAACACATCGACGTATCCCTACACCGTGTCCGTTACCGGAAACTACAACGGCTTGACCGCGTGCGTGGGCATTACCTACGAGTGGTACATCATCCCGACTAATCCGGTTCGTATGCGGGCGGACGGCTCCCCTGACTTCACGAGCAAGATGTGCGTTCGCTATCTGGACGTGGCGTACTACATGAGTTCCGGCTTTACCGTGCGGCGAGCTATGACCGGGCGTGCCAACTCAGATCGCGTGTTCGGTGGCAACTCAGACGGCACCGTGACGGCGAAGGGTCTGTACCGCGCCAACCTCAACGGCAACACCGTTGACGCGGCATGGTCGGTTCGCTCATCGACACCAAAGCGGGTTGTCGTTCCAAGCATCGAGTTCTTGACGGACCTCAATACCGGGAGGGATGGCTAATGGGTGCTGTGGCGGCTATTGCTGGCGGCGGCGCGCTGCTTGGCGGAATCCTCGCGGCTGGCGAGGCCGAGTCTCGGAATCGCTCAATCCGCAAGCAAGCGGATAACACGCAGGACGCGGCCCGCTTGCAGGCGCAGCAGTTGGCCGAACGCCGGTCGCAACAGTTAGACCAGAACCGCCGAGAAGCCGCAGCCCTTCGTGGTCGCCTTCTCGCGTCGGCGGCTGATCGTGGCGCGAGTGGCGTTGGCACGTCTACCGACGCCCTCGGGTTCAGCATTGACGGCAGTTTCGCCCGTGCCAACCGCTCGACCGAGACGAACTACAGCAACGCCTTGCAGCAGGTCCGGCTCGGCACGCAGAGCAGCATCGACCAGTTGTTCGCCAACTACCAGAGTCCCGTGCTGGCGGGCCTGAAAGGTGCGTTGGGTGGGGCGAGTACGGGCTTGCAGATCGGTCAGGGTTACAACCAACTGTTCCCCGACAAGCCCAAGGTCGATCGGTTCCCCTACGGCTCATAACACATGACACAGTTCTCCCCGGCTCCCCTCCTTCGCGGCGCACGGCCCGGAGGCGCGTTCCTCAACGGCCAGCAGTTGCAGAACGCGATCCAGACCGATTCGTTGCAGGTGTTCAACGTCCCGGCTGTCGGTGCGATTGACCAGGGCAACGACCTTGCGGAACTCCGGCAGGCGTTCGGGCTTGTCGGTCAGGTCACGCAGGCGGCGGGGCAGGTCAGTGCCGAGGAACGGTCGCGGCAGGAAGTATCCGACAAGGGCGAGGCGTTCAATCGGTCCAGTCTCGACAACATCGACGTGGCCCGGAGTTTCGACGAAGACCCCAACGTCATTCCCGATGGCGTGAAGCCGTCCGAGTACGCGAGCAGCCTTGTAGAAGCCCAGATCGAGACGCAGTACGCCAGCAAGAGCGAAGCGTGGAAGCAGGCGTACCGCAAGAACGCGACCGACAAGATTGCTGACATGGCTCGCGTCAAGCTCGGCCAGCGTCAGAACGTCAAGAACGCCGAGGCGATGAATGGCTTTGGCGAGATGGCGTACAACGGAGATGTTGACGAGGCTCTTGCGGGCGCGCGTGCGTTGCCCGGAATCACCGAGCAGCAGGTCTACGCGGGCGTGATTCTGCCGGGGTTGAAGACGGCGGCGGCGACGGGGAACGAAAAAGTGTTTGCCCGGCTGGCGTCCGCACTTCCCGAAGGCACGTTTGCCACGGACGTTGACCCGCTTCGCGCGCGGCTGGAAGCGGCGAAACTCTCCCGTCAGTCCGACCAGTACGAGCAGGCTAACGCCATGATCCTCGGCATGTTGGATAACGGGATGCCGCTTGACGCCGTGCGATCGGCAGTGGACGCTCTCAACGAAAATCAGCAGTTGGCACCCGGTCGGGCCGACCAGTGGCGAGACATCATCGACAACCGCGCCGATGCCGTTCGCAAGGACGCGGCTATGCAGCAGGGCGCGTCGATCATCGCAGCCGCACAGTCCGGCACCCCGTACACCGACAGCCTTGCGTCGCTCGCCACGTCCGACCCTGACGTGTACGACCGCATCCTCCCGCACGTCCAGCGTGCCGAGAAGGAGTACGTCACTAGGGGCTACATCGAAGGCGTGCAGTCTCGCGTGCAGGCGGGCGTTCCCCTTGCGTCGATCGTTGACGAAGAACTCGAACTGCCCTCTGGCGGTACGGTCAAGGTTTCCGGCGAGGAAACGCAGAAGCGGGTGATGGAAGCGGAACTCAGCCGCATCGACGCAACCAGCGACATGATGACGCGGCTCCCGCGCGTGATTGACTGGTCCCGTGAGAACGGCGTGTATCCGCCGGAGTTTGACCGCGAACTCAAGATCGGTGTGAGTCAGGCGGGGCGAGTCGCCACGGGCGGTCAGCCTTCCCCGGCGACGATGAACGCGCTCAACACATGGAAAGAGATTCGGGAACGCGATCCGAATTGGGCACGCGGCGTGACCGACCCGAAGACGCGGCGTTTCCTTGACGCGGCACTTGACAACATGAAGGTGGCCGGTGGCGACCCCGCCGTTGCCATCCGGCTTGCGGTCGAGGGTGCTTCGGTGTCCGAGGACGTGCAGGCGTTCCGTCGCAAGCAGGTGTTCGACAAGGTTGTGGAGAGGGCTGGACGCAACACTCTCGGCCTTGACACTTCCAGCCGCAACAGCCATCAGGTCTTGGAACGCCTCCGCGCCATCGCCGAAGCCAAGGCGGATTTTGGGATGCCCGCTGACCTTGCGGTGTCCGAAGCCGCAGAGGAAATCAAGGCGTCTACCAAGCTCATCAACGGCGCGTACGTCAACATGGACGCCAAGGGCTTGACGCCCCCGCTCCGCGACAACTTCGAGCAGTTGTCCATGTCGATCATCAACGAATACGTCGGCGAGAGCGGTGCCGACACGGACGACTTCGCGTTCGAGTTGGTGCCCGGACGCGACGATCTGTGGTCCGTCCGCAAGCGTGGCCTCCCGGCGGCGGACCCGGATCGTCGGTTTACTTACACCTCGGCGGGCCTGATTGCCCGCTTCGAGGAAGACAAGAAGCGTCGTCAAGATGCTGGCAAGGACCGCATCGACTCCGGCATCAAGTCGCGGGAAACCCGCACTGCCGACAACGCCCTGATCGAGTACGAGCGCAGCGTTATCAACCCATACTAATGAGCCGCACAAACCTTCTCGGGTACGATCGCGTCAATCCGATCGACCTCGTTACGACCGACCCCGCCGCACCGCGTCCGGCGTCGGAACAGGCCGAGTCCGTTGGCTTCTTTGGCGCGTTCCCGGCTGGATGGCGAGAGAACTTCCTGAGCGAAGCCGCGAACGCCGCGCTTGTTCCGTCGTTCCCTGCCGACCCCAACTGGTCGCCCAAGCGGACGGACATCGACGCCGTGACCGATGGCATCGACGAAGACCTCTGGTACAAGTACGAGAACGCCGTCAGCGCGGACCACCTCTACAGCCTCTACGTTGACAACCTCTCGAAGATGGATCGGCGGCGGACGCTTGAGCAGGCTGGTTGGAGCGGCGTGTTCGCCCGCGTGGTGGCGGAACTTCCCGAGCAGGCCATCATCGGCGCGCTGTCGGGCGGACTTGGTAGCGCGGTTGGCGCAACCCGTGCGGCTCGCATGGCGAGTTACGCCAGAGCCGGATTCATGGCGGGCGTTCCTGCCGTGGGCATGGAGGCGTTCCGTGCGTCGGTCAACCCCGACATTCGCGGCGCGGACGTGGCCCTTGCGGGCTTGTCGGCGTTCGGCGGAACGGTCGGCGGTGCCATTGGTTCGCGTGCTGGCGGCGGATTCGTTCGCGTCGGCGCGGGCGTCGGCATCGGTTCGGCCCTGCCCTTCCCCGTCGTTGGCGGCTTGAGCGGCATGGACCGCAACGAAATCATTCTCGGGAGCAGCGCGGCCCTGTTGTTCGGCGGTACGTTCGGCGGACTTGGCGGACTGGCCGAGGCGCGTTTGCGTCCGCCCGGCGCACCCACGCCGGACCCCAAGGTTCAGCAACTCGCCGAAGCCGCGATGCGGGAGATTCACGACCGGGCAACGGTTGTGGACGCCATCCTTGGCGTTCTCAATCGCAAGCCCGCACCCGCTACGGGCCTCATGGACAAGCCGATGGTGTCCATGACGTACACCACGCTTGACGACATTACTTCTCCGGGCGGGTTTGCGTCACTCAAGGACTACTACACCGCCCCGCCCGATCCCCGCGCCGCTCTCGCCCGTGGACGGCTTGCGGAGTTTGGCCCCACGATCGCCCCGCGAGACGCCGCCGAAGCGATGGTGTTTGCGGACATCGAAGACGCTCCGGCGTTGCAGCGTGCCGCACAGGGCCGATACGCACAGTTTGGCGAAGTCCTCGACACGACGTTCGCAGGACGCTCGGCGGCAACGGAACGCCTGGCCGCGTTCGGCGGGACACTCAACGTCCCCGACACATCGCCCAATCCGCTCAAGTTCGCGCCGATCAAGCAGCCAGATGCCCCGCAAGTTACTCGCCGCCAGTCGGCTATCACGGGCTTGCAGAAGCTCGACGCGCAGGAGCAGGCCCGCATCGACGCGCTCGACCGCCTGTTCCCCGGTGCGTCCGAGTTGCAGGCACAGGCGATTGACGCGAGCGACGCCCGCGTTGCCAACAAGCGGGCCGTCACGGACGGTCGCCGCGTTGACATTGTGGATGCCGACGACCTTGACCCACTGTTCGCCGACACGCTCGGCCTGACTGTGGACGAGTTGAAGGCCACGCTCGAAGCCAACTTCACCCGTAAGTTTGCCAATGAGTTCGGCTACACCTTCTCCCGCAAGCGGATGGAGGCCAAGCGTGCTGGCGTGCTGGAGATGGTCGAGTCGGTGGACGACGACCTGCCGCCAGACGTGGAGGCGTTGACATCGGATGAGATTGTCGCCCAAAATCAGAACGCTCGATTCGACGCCCGCCTGACCGCCGCGACCGACGCTCTCGCCGATGCAGCCAACCCGCCCGCTCCGGCGATGGGTGCGGCTTCGGCCAACGACCCGGCGTTTGTCGGCGATCCCGGCACTACGACCAAACTGCCCAACCTCGAAGCGGGCATGTTCATCGTCCACAACATCGGCGACGAAGTGCCGTGGGCGGCTGGCCTTCGCAAGTGGACGACCGCCCGCGCGATGAACGTCGTGGCGAGCGCGAGCAGAAATCCAATCGCCCGCATCGCCGCCAACGTGCTTGGCTTCGACTTCGCCCGCGTCAACGCCCGCACCGGCGAGCTGGTCGGCGTCAAGACCGCTGGTATCAAGTGGGCCGAGTATCACTCGGCTGGCATGGACAACGTGTATCAGACGCGGTTGCTCAACGCCTTCGAGATTCACAAGAAGCAGGGCGGGCAACTCAGCGAAACCGATTTCAAGGAAGCGGTTGCCAAGGCCAAGCGTCGGTTTGGAACGCCCAAGTACGCCGAATACGAGAACATCCCCGGCATGAAGGAGGGCGTCGAGGCGTACAGCAAGGGTGCCAGCGACCCGAGCGCGGCGGTCATGTTCAAGCACGGCCTCGAAGGTGCCGACACGACCAAGACGCAGAACCACGTTCTACGCGAGTGGATTCAGTGGAAGATGCGTCAGGCCGACAAGGACATTGGCCCTGCCGAAGTTCTCAAGGCTCTGGCACAGGCGTACAAAAACGCCAACCCCGACGATCCGCCCGAGATTGCCGCGATGGTTGCCAGTTACATTCGCAAGAACGGCGGAAGCCACGAGTACCGGCACCCTGGCCTTGACATGCTGGACGGCGAACTCGAAGTCGTCCTCAAGACGATGACGGATCAGGGCGAGAAGGAAGCGTTGGTCAAGTTGTTCCGCGAGCGCGTTGAGGCTCGGCGTGCGAACAAGGGCAAGCCCACCGCTCTCCGCGACCGCATCGACATCGACGAAACCTACGTCCACGTCACCGCGCGAGGCGAGAAACTTGCCATCGAGGACTTGCTAGAGAACGACATTGCCGCCCTTGGCAAGAAGCAGATTCGGCGTGCCCACGGCAGCGTTGTTCACAAGGAACTCATGCGGCGTCTGTCGAAGGAGAACGGGGTCCAACTCAAGACCTTCGACGACCTCAAGGCGTATCTGCAATACACCGGCAAGCAGCAGGGCCAGACCAGCACGCAGATTGAATGGGAAATCGCCCGCATCGAGGACATGTACCGCATGGCCGTGGGCATCCCTCGCGTGACCGATCCGAAGTACCACTACCTCGTTCGCGTGGGCCGCATGGCCCGTAGCGCGCTCCGAAGCACGCTGCTTTCTTCGCACTACTACACCATGACCAACGCGGGCGAGCCGATCACCCACCTCGTAACCGACATCAGCACGGCGGCAAAGTCTGTTGTTCCCGCCGTGTCAGAGCTGACCGACCGCATCGCGGACGGCACGCTCTCGAACAAGAACGCGCGGATGTTCGAGTTTATGACGGGCCGTGGCGCGTCGTGGATTTCCGAACGCACGCACGTCATGGAAACGCCGATCAGCGGCATTGACGCCGCCCTTGGCAAAGCCGAGAACGCCGTTGCCTCTATTGGTCGATTCGGCTCTCGCGTCACGGGTGCGCAGCAGACGCAGGACTATTTCTATCGCGTCATGGGCGACGAGATGCAGCACCGCGTCGGCGAGTGGATTCTGAGCGGAAAGAAGCCCAACGCTGCCCTGCTCCGCGAGTTTGGTTGGACAGACGCGCAGTGGGACACGATTGCATCTGCGGGACGCCCGCACGTCGAGTCGATCACCGGCAGCAATGGCCGCAAGTACCTCGTTCTCAATCAAGACAAATGGTCTGCCGAGGCGTTCTCTACGTTCGAGGCTGGCATGTGGTCCGCCCTTGACGCGGGCTTTACCAACCCAACGGGCGAGGCTCGTTCGTGGTTGTCCAACAACGAACTCGGGCGGTTCCTGTTCCAGTTCCGCGACTTCATGCTGTTCGCGGGCGACGCCAAGTGGGGCCGTGCCGCGTTCTCGTTCATGGAGGGCGACAAGGCGGTTGCCGCCGCTCGCCTTACTCAACGCTTTGTGGCGGGCACGATCTACTCATACGTCCTCTACAACATGATGGTGTACCTCAAGTCGCTCGGTCGCCCCGACGCCGAGGAATACCGCGAGGAACGTCTTGGCAACGGCAAGGCGTGGACGATGGCGATTGGTCGCACGTCCTATTCGTCAGTGATTCCGATGGTGGTTGACGGTGCGGCTGGTTTCGTTGGTGCCGATCCGGTGTTCGCGCCGGGCCGCGCGTCAGGCATCCAAGGCGGCGGACTTGGCTCGGTTCCCGTTATGGACTTTGCCAACCGCTCAATCCCCGCAATGGGCAAACTCATCCGCCGCCCGTTCGTTGAGGACGAGGACATTTCGGTACAGGACGTGATGGCCGCAACGCGCGGCGTCCCCTTCTTCTTCCAGTACGAGCCGCTGACCAAGGGCGTCGAGTATTTCGCCCGCAATGTTCTCAACTTGCCGGAGAAGCCCAAGGAATGAGCAACGACACCCGCCAAAAGCTCGCCGATGGCGCGCACAAGTGGATGCTCGACGTGCTGGACAACGGGCAGCAGATGCTCGACCAGAAGACCGGCGAGATTATCCGCGTCTGCCCTACCCCCGCGATGCTCAAGGTCATCCTTGAGGAGGCCAAGCGGCTGGGGGTGTCCGACGTTCCGGTCCACAACACCCCTGCCGGGAAGTTGACCGAGCGTGTCAACAAGCACCTCAAACTCACCGGCACGGACGGCGCGCTGTCCAAGCCCATCGAGGACTTCGCCGAATGAAAATCTACGACTGCCTCTACCCCGTCGATCGTCCCTTCCTCCCCCGGAAGCCCATCGACGGGTGCCACGACGTTCTGGTGGACGGGCAGCGGTTCTACGCCGAGAAGCCCAACACGGGCGGGGCGCGCGACCTCTCCCGCTACGACTCGGCAGAGGCCCGCAAGTGGCCGTCACTGTCGCCCGGCGCGTTGGTTGTCGTCAACATCGAAAGCAAGTCCGACCGCCTCGGCGAGCCTCACCGCCCGCTCCGTTCTGACATTCGCCTTGACACCGCACGCGACATCACGCCGGACCTGGCGTTCACCCGCGACGCGATCAACGACGTTCGCTCCGGTGCCAACAACGCCCCCGTGGGCTTGTACGGCATTTTGCCGACAGGCTACAACGCCTTCAACGCGGTCATCCTCAACGACCAGATGGAACTGCGTCGCATCCGCATCGCCAACGACTACCTCGCGCTGGAACTTCTTGAATCGCTCGACTTCCTTGCGCCCAGCCTCTACGTCAACTCGACCAACGAGCAGCACTGGAAAGACTTCGCCTCGTGGCAGATTCGGGAGTGTCGCCGACTGGCGCACGCCTACGGCATCGGCATCCCGATCATCCCGTTCGTCTGTCCTCAGATTCACCCGTCGGCTGGCTACGGCCAGATCAGCCCGACGTTCTGGAAGAACCAGTTCCTTTGGTTGCAGGCGCAAGGCTGCGACGGCGTGGTCGCGTGGTACTCCGGGCCTGAGAAGGTCCGCACGCTCCAGCCGTACATGGACATTGCATCGCGGGTGGGTAAGGGAAGCAACGATTGATCCTCACGCCACGCGGACGGGCGGGTATTTGCATCCTGCCCATCACAGACGTTCACGCCCATTTCACGAGCGATACGCACTGGTCGAAGGTTCTCGACCTTGCCGGACGCCACCGAAACGACATCACCCACGTCGTCAACATCGGCGACTGGGGCGACTACTCGTGGGCGTCGGAGCATCCACGCAGCGAAGCGGCTGACGCCTACAGCGAGTACCGCTGCATGGCCCGTCAGTCGGACCAGTTGCAGAAAGCCCTTGGCAAGCGGTCCAGCCGCGTCCAGTGGCACTGGATGGACGGCAACCACGAGTACCGCATCGACCCAACCAACCCGAAGGCGATCGCCCGCGATCTAGTCATCCGACCGGAGAACACCGAATGGCACGCTTCATTCGCACGCTGGCGACGCCGACCCTACTTGCTCGACCGACGCGGCATCCTCCGAATCGGAAACGCCGCCTTCTTCCACGGGGCAGGCAGCGGGCGCGGTTCCGACCGTCTTGAAGGCTTGCGGATGTGGTCGCTCCTGGGCGGTCCCCGCAACCTTCTCACCGTGCGGGGCCACACCCACACCGTCGTTGTGCCCCAGCCCGTCGAAATCACCGCCGCCACACGCGGCACGCAGTGGATGTTCAACCCCGGCCACCTTGGACCTGCCAAGCCCCGGTACGCCACGAAAGACAACACCTCGACATGGGGGACGGCGTTGAGCCTGATCCGCCAGTGGGGGAACGAACTGCCTCGCGTTCAGTACGAAATCATCCGCTAGCCGTGGGGGTAAGCGTGCATGAAACGCCCGACGACGAGATTGCTGACATTGCTAAGGACAACCCATTCCCGTGGGCCGCTGACATGCTCCTGCTAGGCACCCCGTAACGAACCATGCCATTCATCCCGCCCGGCCTGACTGACGAGCAGCAGGTCTACTTCCTCAAACTCGACGAGGACATCCAGTTCTTCGTCCGCGAGTTGTGGTTGGAAATCGGCTCCGAGCAAGAGGACGGCACGGGCCGCGCCCCGCTGTCCGAGTTCGAGTTGGACCTAGTCGCCAACGCCACCAACGCCGCCGAAACCATCAAGGTCATTCTCGGCACGCGCGGCCTTGGCAAGACCTACCTCATCGCCGCCGTTGCCGTGTGGCGTCTACTCCGCGACCCCTGCCGCAAGATCGTCATCGCCTGTAAGTCCGAGACGACCGCACTCAAGACCTCCCTACTCATCCGCAGTTGGCTCGACACCGTTTGGTTCCTTCGCCACCTACGCCCCACCCCCGGACGGCGTGACAACGTGCGGTCCTTCGACGTTGGCCCATCCACCCACGACCGTCAGGCGTCCATCACCGCGATCGGCGTGGGCGGCAACCTTGAGAACAACCGCGCCCACACCGTCATCGCCGACGACGTGGAGACGAAGGCCAACACCATCACCTTCGAGGCCCGCGAACGTCTGCATAACCAGTGTGCCGAGTTCATCCACTGGCTGTACCCGTCCATCCCCGAGGCTGACGGCGGCTCCCGTGACCCGACAGAAATTATCTTCACGCTGACCCCCAAGCATGAAGAAACCATCGCCCGCAAGATGGAGAAGGAGGGGCACCCGATCTACGCCTATCCCCTCTGCGCCCCCCTGCCCGACGAGCAGACTTTCCGCCTTGCCCCCCTAGTCAGCAAGCGGATTGACGAGGGCGTCTACAAGCCCGGCGATTGCCTCTTCCCCAAACGCTTCAAGCCCGAGGACGTGGCGATCCGCCGTCGCCTCCGGTCCGATTGGCTCCGCGAGTGCCAGCTTGTCCGCACCCTTGGCGACGCCGACCGCTACCCCCTCAAGCTCTCCAACTTCATCGTCTACGACTGTGACGGCGACGAAGCCCCCATCAGCCTCTCGTGGGGCACCCGCAACAACCTCGGCAGCACCGCCGTCGAGGGGATCGAGTGTGCAGGCTTCGGCCAAGACCGCTTCTACGCCCCCATCCACGTCACCGCCACGCAGTTCGCCCCCTTTACCGGGACGAAAATGCACATTGACCCGGCAGGCACCGGCAAGGACAAGACCGGCTATGCCGTTGTAAGCCACCTGAATGGCTTCTACTGGCTCCGGCGTCTGGGTGGCCTCCAAGGTGGTGCCACGTCAGAGAACCTCTCCACGCTCGCCAGGATCGCTTACGAGACGAATACCAGCGAAATCACCATCGAACGCAACTTCGGTGGCGACGCCTACCGCGCTGCCCTCGAAATCCACGTCAACCGCCTCCTCTGCCGCCCCAACGAACGCCCGGACAAACCACGGGGTTTCGCCTGCCTCGTCACCACCATCCCCGTCACGTCCGCCCAGGGCCACAAGGAACGCCGCATCATCGACACGATCGAACCGATTCTGTCCATGCGCCGCATTGTCATCCCCACCACCATCGCGGGGAACCCCGAGTTCCAGACCCAAGTGTCCCGCCTCTCCAGCGACCGTGGTTGCCTCGAACACGACGACATCGTGGACGCCCTCGCCGGGTGCCTCTCAGCGTGGAAGTACACCTACGCCGCCGCCCCCAAAGACCCGAGCAGCGTCGAATCCGACGAGATGAGGGAATGGCGGGAACGCATCCAGCGGAAGTACGCCAAGAACGTCAGCAGGTTTACCGCTCACTAACTTGTAGCCCGTCAACCCTTTTCAACCCGTACAGGCACCCAAAGAATCTCGTCCAGATTGGTCGGTTAGTTGTTGCTAACCGTTAAGTTGCCTACGTACAATCATGTATCTCTTTTGTTGCGCCCAGATGGAAATGAACGCCCACGACCGAGCAGTAGCGCGCGCACTCCAGTTGCGACGTGAACTCAACGTCCAACAGCAACGCGACCGCAACGACAAGGACCGCGACGCCCATTACCACGTCCCCACGCAGAAACCGCACCGAGAGCCGTGGACGCGGAAGCCACCGGGGTTGCAGATGCCCCCCGAAAAGTGATGGCGGAAAACGTGAGGGGAAGGTTGAGTTGAGACGCGCGGGCAGCCCCCCAGTGGCCTGGTCGTGTGCGGTTGCGTAACGTGTTGCGTAACGTGCGACGACGCTGGACGACGATGCAATGCTTCCACCAAGCATGTGCAAGTGTCGGCGAATGCTGGACTTGGCGTGCGAATGTGTGCGTGAGTGTGTTGATCGCTACCGGACAGCGTGAGAGCGTGCCTAGACAGGGATGAAAGCGACATGAAAGCGACGGGCCGGCGTGCGATGGTGGGCGAGTGCGTGAGTGGTTCGACCTCTCACCAGTGTTTTTCTACCACTGACCAAACGACCCTCTCTCAGTGTTTTTCTCTCACGTCACAGGATGCCATATGGGGCGTGGCTGCTGATCGGGTGCCCGTGCCGTGGGTGCTGCCGTGCCGGATGCCTGAGAGCGAGCGTAAACCGCTCCCAAAGCATCCTGAGAGTGTGGGCGTAGTCCAGGTGGGTGCGTGCTACGTCGCGTCGGTAGGCCGCGTGCGTGTCGCTGGTGCGTGCCCGTTGGTCGCGCTTGCTCAGGCTTGCGAGTGGTCGCGCGTGCTGGCGTTCGGGTGAGCGACGACGAAACCGCGTCGAAAGCGGTTCGATACCCGAACCGATAACCCTTGCCATTTCACGACTTGTCAGCGATCTTCTAGAATATTCTAGAACAAGTGTTGCAATAGCATCGGTGCACGCGATAATCATTGTGTCGGGCATGTCGCTCGACGCATGGAGGATCGCGCATGGCAAACGCTGGATTTACTATCCGATCGGGAAACGTGGCCGACGCCGAGTACGTCATTGTGGTTCGCCCGAGCGATGGTGCGGAGATATGCACCGCCGAGCGAACGCCGTCGGGTAAGTTCCGAAACGTCGAGTTCACTCGCGCCGAGTACCTCAAATCGAACGCGACGCGCCAAGCCGCGATGCGGTGTTTGCAGTCTATCGAACGATAAACCCGTTCCGCCCCGCTAACCCGGCGCGGAACGCTTCGCAATACCGCGACCCCTCCGCAAGAGGGAATGGAGAATCGAACATGGGACGCGCGATCACACTGGACGACGGTACTGAGGCTTACACCTTTGGGCGCGATGGTCTGTACGTCGAGAACGACGACGACGGACGATACCGGCGAGGTTCTCTGTCTGTCGCGTGGTATGTCTGCGGGGATGAAATCGAACAGACCGAATCCTTCGACGACGACGGAGAATCGTTGGGCGTGGACTTCGCGCCCACTGGTCGCGTGGTCGTCTGCATGGTCGGAGACGATCACCTAGAGGCTTGCGACCGCGATGAGTTGAAGGCTATCAAGCGCGGCGACTACTGCTCAGAGTGTGGGCAGATCGGGTGCCGACACGGGCAGTAACCCTCCGCCGCGCCGGTCGAAAGGCCCGCGCGTCGCTTGTGCTCCGCCGGAGCACGTTCGCCGCAACGAATGGAGTGTAAACGATGAGCGTAAATACTGTCGCCGGGAACATGTTGGACGACGCGCGCGTAATTGTCGGTTGGTCGGTGCGTGACGTGCTGGACTATCTCCACGGACATTCCGCCGACGTGCTGGACTACCCGCCCGATGCGGACGCCGACACGATGAGGGTTTGTGACGATGAGAACCGCGCCCGCGCTGTCGTCTACCGGGCCGGATGCGCTGTCATGCCAAGAACACTGGATGCCGCTGGGCGTGCGATTGAGTTTGTGAAGTCCCGCTAAGTGACACGGCGCGCGCCTAACGGTGCGCGTCCTGATTCCGCACCGCGTCAAAGTGACACGGCGCATAAGTTGCCCCCGCGTGCCGCAAGCACCGGGGGCGTGGACAAGGAACATGGAGTATCCCTATGTCACTGAATGATAAGGCCGCATCCGCGCTTCGGCGTGAGTTGGCGAAGTGTTTTCCCGAGCGTTCGCCCGACGATCCGGGCCATGCCAGGCTTGCCGATGCCCTGAGTGACACGGCGCGGCCGCGCACGATGGACGACGACTACACGCCCGGCGCGCTTGCCGCGGCTCGCGTCATCATGAACGGGCGCGATCGGATCAAGACCGAGTACGGCGAAAAGACCGTGTACGGAATCGCAGACCTGATCGACCGCAAGACTTCCGCGCCGGAGTTGTTGGAAGTGCTGCGGAGCTGTGATCGGCTTGCGGGCTGTCAGGGAAACGCCACGGACGTAAGCCTTGCGATCGGTGAAATCCGAACCATCGCCCGCGCCGCGATCGCCCGCGCCGAAGGGGGGGTCAAGTGAAAACCCGAGCCTACAGCGTGGTTCTCGTTGCTCCCTCAGACGATCCGAACGCGGCTCTTGATTGGAAGTCGGCCCGCGAAGTCGAATCGACTACCCACCGGGACGCGGCGTTGCTCGCGTTCCGTCTCGCCCCGCTCGGGCATCCGGGCCGCGCGGCGTTCCATTCGCTCGGGCGTTGTGTCGCTTGGGTGTGGGACGAATCACACCCGAAGCATCCCAACGGCGCGCCGATCTGTGTTCACAAGTTGGAACTGGCAAGCCCCAAGCCTGAGACGATCGGGGGTGCGGCGTGAACATCTACGAAACCTTCCGCCCGCGATCTCTCTCTGAGTTTGTCGGCCAGCCCAAAGCGCACGGCATCGCCCGCAGTTACATCGACCGCAACATCATCGGCGGGCGCGCGTTCTGGATCACAGGCCCGAGCGGGACAGGGAAAACCACACTCGCCCGGATAATGGGCGGCGCGATCGCCGATGATTTCTCCACCGAGGAAATCGGCGACGGGTCCGAGTTGGGCGTCTCAGACTTGGAAAGGCTCGCCGATATGCTCCGCTGCCCCGGCTGGGGCAAGGGCGGGCGCGTCGTCATCGTCAATGAGGCGCACGCGCTCAAGCCCCAAGTGTTCGGCCAACTGCGCGGCATCCTCGAACGCATCCCGCACCATGCCGCGTGGTTCTTCACTACCACGGCTGAGGATCAGGAAGAACTCTTCGAGCGCACTACGGCGCAGCAAGTCCTTTCCCGTTGCATCCCGATCCCGCTGACGAATCAGGGATTCGCCGCAGCGTTCGCATCCCGCCTGAGTGACATCGCGCGAACGATCGGCGTTGAACTCGCGGAAGCGGACGCGCTCAAGATCATGCGGGATGTCAAGAACAATGCCCGCGCCGCATTGCAACGGCTGGAGTCGATGCCCGCACTGGTCTAGGAATCCTCACCCCACCGCGCCGGACACGGCAGGTAGGGGTTTCGGCTGAGTGACAGCCCGCATCAACCGGCGCACGGTTGGGGAAGCCCGGAAGGGCAGGAGTGAACGATGGAACAGAACACAGACAACAGCCCCGCAACCCTGAGCGATTGTCTCGCCGCTCACCGTTCGATGATGCGGGCCAACGCCGACGCATGCGAACGGCTGGACGCGGAACGCTTGCGGCGGGCAGAGGCGTACCCGCTTCTGCTGCGCGCGCTCAGGCTAATCGCCAGCGGGCAGTTTGATTCGTCGGTTTCGAGTGCCGACCAGGTGCTTGCCATGCGAAACATTGCCCGCATCACACTGTCGCAGAATAGCCGCTAGCCGACTAACCCACCCCGCGCCGCACCATACCGGGTTCGGCGTGGTTTCCCGTGAGTGACACGGCGCGCGCCCGGCGACCAGGGCGGGGATAACAAGGAGTATGACGATGGAACTTCAAGGCAGTACGCTCGACAAGATCAAGGACGATTTGCACGCCCGTCGAATCACGCTGGCGCAGGCCAACGTGCAAATGGTTCTAGCCGAACGGGTGCGGCTTATCACAAACTCTGTTCCCCGCGACGTGCGAAAGGCACTCGGCGACGCGGTGAAGCGGGGCGAACTCGGGCACGTTGCGAAGGACGGCGACAAGCCCGAGGCGTACTTTCATCCGACGTTCGCGTACATGGTCGCTGGCGAGCGCAACGAGTACGCCGATCGCAAGGCAAGGGCTACCGCCGCCGCACTGATGGCAACGATGGTCCACGCGAAAGACCTGCCGCAAGGTTGATTCCTGCGGTGGCGTGGCCCTCGCGCGCCACCGCTCCCCTGCCGCCGCTGAAAGGCGACGGCCAGGGGTTTCTCACAAGTCCCCTCGCCAGCGTGGAGACACGCGGCGGGGGTTTCACCTAGCGAAAGGAGCCTTGAGTGACACGGCGCAAACCCGTTCGATTGTGGACGAACAACAAGTATTGGGTAGCGGCATGGCGTGACGGTAACAACGCACTCCAGCGAAAGATCATCGGGGCACGCTCCGAAGTGACACGGCGCGATGCCCTCGCCATCTGCGCGGACATGTCGCCGCAAGCGGTCAAGTCCGACGCCAAGACGCTGGACGACTGGCGGACCAAGTACCTCGCGCAGAACGAACAACTCAACGAGGCGACCGTGACGCGGTACAAGGCCGCGATGCAATGGGCCGAACGCTACTTCCGCAAGGACGCGGTTCTCGACACGATCCAGCCCACCCAGGCGATCGACTTCATCGCGTGGTTGCGGAAGCAGCGGCGCGGGAACGTCAAGGACGGCGACATTCTCTCACCCTCTACCGTGTGGGGGATCGTGTCGTTTCTCCGGTCATGGTTCGAGGCCGCGCGGATTCAGGGCGTGGTCAGCCGTAACCCGTTCGATTCGGTCAAGAATCCCATGCCCAAGAAGTCCGAGGATCACCCCTACGTCTCGGTCGATGACGTCGAGAAGGTGATAGCCGCCTGCCCGAACGCATCGTGGCGGCTGGTGTTCGGCCTCACCCGGTACGCCGGCCTGCGGATCATGGAGGCGATGACGCTGGAGTTGGGACACGTCGATTGGGAAGCCCGCACGATTGCCGTGTGGCCGCGTGACGGGGTAGAGACGACCAAGCAGGCCAAGCGGACGGTGCCCGTCTCTCCGAGGCTCTACGCCCTTCTGGAAGAGGCTCGGGATTCCCTGCCGGACGGCGTGGCAGAACTGTGCTGGGCGGTGCCGAAGGGTTCCTACCTTCGGGCGGCTACGTCCATCCGCAAGAAAGCGGGAGTGACATGGCCCGGCAAGCCCTTCCACGGGCTGCGGGCGAGTCTGGAAACCGATTGGAACGGGCAGCACCCGCACTACGCTGTGTGTGAATGGCTCGGGCATCGGGCGGACGTGGCGGCTCGGCACTACTTCCAGTCGGGCCAGTTCATGGCGGGAGTGACAGGGCCGGTGGCCGGAACGAATCAACACACAATCGACACACAAACGAAAGCCACCTCAGGGATTTGAACCCTGGACCTATGCTTTACGAAAGCATGAAACCCCTTCACGGCGCGATAAAAAGGGCGATTTCTCGCAATGGTGGCAATAGGATACGCTAATCGTTATCCAAACAACGACTTAGCGTAGACTATAGCGACACATTCCAAAACACACTTTCAGTGGTGCGGCGTGCGGGCCTTCCCGAACGCCGTTTCCCACGTCTCGTACCCGGCGACAATCCCCATGTGAAGGAACTTGCCGAGCGGCCCGCCGATGAAGATGCCGAGGATCAACCCCGCCCACCACGGCGCGCCGTAGTTCATGCTGATGACCAGCACGATCGCCGGACCAACGAGGATCACGTTGAAGTCCGCCAGCATCTCCCACTTGCTGTAGCCCATCCCTCACCTCACGGTTGTGCGCCGCTGGATCACGATGCCGAACTGCTCGACATGCTCACGCGGGACAACGACCGACGCAAACGCCGGGTTGTCCTTGTCGAGTCGGTACGTTCCGTCACGCTGCGGGTGCCAGCGGCACAACATCCCGCCCGGAGTCTTGGAGTCAGGCCCGAGCCGCACATAGGCGACGGTGCCAGGTGCGGGCATGGAGTCGGCATCCATCGGAACCGACTTCACAACCGCAATGTCTTTGTTTTCCAGTGTCGGGGCCATGCTCGACCCGTCAACCACGACCGCAAACAAATTGTCTTCATCCGTCTGGACATCCCTGTCAACGTACATGAAGCCCTCCACGCTAGTGGTACCCCATTCGAGGGTATCAACTACGCGGCCTGCTGCGGTGCGGTTGATGACGGGAATCTGATTTCCGCTGTCGCTCTTTATGAGACGCGCAATCGTTTCCTTCGGGACACGAAGGGCCTTTGACCACGCCTCGGCCTCGCGTAGTTTTACCCTCGCCTCGCCCTGCTCGCGCTGCCACACGGACTGTTTCGACTTGCCCACAAGCGCGCCGACTTGCTCCAAAGTCAAGCCAAGTTCCTCGCGCCGATTGGCGAGAAAACGCGCGATGGGCGTCAGCATTGCCATGTCCAACACTAGGGACATGAATACACGATAGTCAATAAGCCTATGCGGTCAATGGATTTACGGGAAAAGTCCCCGATTTTACCGTTCTAGGACTTGCAGTGAAGCCGGTTCCCGATAATATATTGACATGGCCGCAAAGAAGATCACCACCGTTCAGGTTTTCGGACCCGACCACAACTATATACGGGCTTTGGCCGAGGAACACGGCTTGCGAATGCCAGCGGTTCTCGCCGCGATCGTTCGTGGGTTCCGTAACGCCTCACCGACCGTGCAGGCTCAGGCGTTCGACCTCTCAAGGGCGAACGAGCAGGCCGCACCCGTCGAGAGTGAGGTGGCGGCGTGAGCCAGCCCCGATACCAGTCGCCCGAGGTTGAAGAGACGCGCGAGCGGCTTGCCGACGACCTCGTTGACACCCGCGCACTGGTCATCGTGATTCCCTTCGACTCCAACAGCGCGGCGTCGGCACGCATCTACAGCGAAGGCAGTTCAATCGAGATTGCCGACGCGATCGCACGGATGTTGTTTGTCACGGACGAGTTTTTCGGCGAGTCAACAGCGATGCTCGCAAGGGCGATGGACCGCCCTCTCTTGGACACCCGCGTTGCCGTTGAAGAACTGGCGAGCAATCACCGCACTTTGCATCGAGCAGCGAGGCGTTCGTAGCACTCCATCATCCGCCGTTTGCAGAGATGCGGCGGCGGGTGTTCTCCCTCTTCTCTTCCCCCCGCGTCGCTTTCCAGTGTCGCGGGGGTTTCCAAAGTCGCGGCACACGTCGTTACCGCGTGCCGCAAAGCCCAAATGGAGTGCGATTCCAATGGACAGCAATAGGTTAGGCGACGACCGACTCATGCGTGCGATTCAGACCGGCAAGCCCGTGCCTGGAACGCCCGGTCAGGCGGCGGAACTGGTTGCGATGGAGATGCGTTTCGCGTCCCGCATGGCAACCGACATCGTGCGTTGCCCCGAGTGCAACAAGCTCGGCCCACGCGATACCGAGTCGGTGTACGCCACGGACGGCGTGTGTGTGAAGTGTGGCCGCGAGCGTGAGGCTCGGGACCGCAACCGCGAATACATGAGCGACGGGCGCGAAGGCCGCGACTCGTTTGATCGCTACTGCGACGAAGGGGACGACGAATGAAGTACCAGTGCATTTATACCGGGCCGGGCAAGTGCGAGGTTGTCGTGACCGAGACGGGAGCGGTTCACAAACTCGACTTTGGCGCGATGACGGGCGGGACGTACATCCTCGAGGCGATCCTCGAAGCCGCGTATGCGGCGGGGAAGTCCGATGGTTTTAGCCAGTGCCGCGCGTTGGGCGAGACGCGACCGGAGGTGCCGGCATGACCCTCTACGCCCTCTCCGTCATCCTCGGCCTCTGCGCTGTGATGGCCCTTCCGATCGTCGCGGTACTGGTCAGCGACATGCTCGATTTGTACGGCGACAAGAACGATTGACACCACCCCAACTCATCCGCGTCTGGAAACGGGCGCGGGTGGGGTTACAGGAGACACCATGAACAAGAGCGAAAGCATCGGCGAACTGGCGGCGGCACTGTGCAAGGCGCAGACGAAGATGAAGTCTGCGATCAAGGACCGGGCCAACCCCTTCTTCAAGTCGTCATACGCAGACCTGTCTTCCGTGTGGGATGCGTGCAAGGGTGAACTCGCCGCCAATGGGCTTGCGATCAGCCAGCACCCGACCACGGACGCCAACGGCAACGTCGAGGTTGAAACCGTCCTCATCCATTCATCCGGCCAATGGATGTCGTCAACCCTGGCGATGAAGCCGGTCAAGAACGACCCGCAGGCGTTCGGTTCCGCGATCACCTACGCCCGCCGCTACGCCCTTGCTGCCGTGGTGGGAGTCGTCACGGACGACGACGACGGGAACCACGCCAGCGGACGCGGCGACAAGCCTGCCGCCGCCGAGGTTGCACGCAAGGCTGTGGCCGAGACGCCAAAGCAGATGACCGCGAAGGAAAAGCTGTTCAAGCTCATCGAGGGGCGCATCGGCGAGAAGATTTCCGCCGACAACTCGGACAAGTGGAAGCCGATCATCGCGGCTACTGGCGTGAAGGTCAGCGCGAAGATGACGGATGAAGAAGCCGGTTCCGTCCTGTTCATTCTCGAAACGGAGGCCGCGTGAAGGGACTCATTGAACAGGTTGAAGATGCCGCCGTGATTATCGAGTCCGGCATGGGTAACGACCACGACCTGATCCGCATGTACGACGCGATTGACACGCTCAACGCCCGCGTGCGGGAACTCAAGGCCAACGTCAGCAATGCGGCAATTGCGTACTTGGGCACGCGGGAGATTGTGAACGGCGACATCCGGTACTACGTCGGGCGCAAGACGACCAAGAAGGTTGTTGAACCCGTACTGGTTGGCCAACGGCTGTTGGAAAAGGGTGGGCCGGACGAGTTGTTTCGGTTCCAGACAAAGACGGCTTACAAGGCGTCGAGCGTCATGGAGGCGCACCCCGACATGCCCCGCGAGTGGTTCAAGATCGAGACGAAGGACGAGTTGGTAGTGAAGCGTGCCCGCGTGTTCGCGGGCGGAAAGGACAGTGAAGATGTCGAGTCTGAATAGGGTCACGCTGATGGGCAACCTCACCCGTGACATTGAACTGAAAGCGGTCGGGGGTAGTCAACAGATCGCCCGCATCGGCCTCGCCCTCAACCGCAACTACACCACGCAGGGCGGCGAGAAGCGCGAAGAAGTCACGTTCGTTGATTGCGAAGCCTGGGGCAAGACCGCCGAGGTGATGGCGAAGTACCTGAGCAAAGGTCGCCCCGTTCTCATCGAGGGCCGGTTGAAGCTCGACCAGTGGGACGACAAGGACACGGGCAAGAAGCAGTCCAAGTTGAAGGTTGTCGTTGACACGTTCCACTTCGTTGACAGCAAGGGCGGGGGCGAGCAGCAGCAGCCCGCCACGCGAGCGGCGACCGCCAACGCACTTCCCGACGACGATTTGCCCTTTTAGTCCGAAGCGGTCATTCCGACCGCGACTCTCACTCGCCCCACGTCAGCCACGCGCGGGGCGGGTTTCTCTGAGCCTCATCCGCGTTCTCGAAAGGGGGCGCGGCTGATTCAAGCCCCGCGTGGGGCCGCGCATCTGGGCACCGTGTTGGTGTGCGCGAATCCGGTCAAGCGAAAGCGGACGCCGGGTTTTTCGGGACGGCGGCGTGGCGAAGTGCAGTGATACCTAGGCACTGCACCGCTCGTAGGAGACGCAACGCACATGCGGGCACTGATCCTGCCCGGCGTGCGGAAACGTGGGTTCGACTCCCACCCGTCCCATTACGCGGCAACGCCGCAGGAGTGAAGTATGAACAAGCAAACGACACTGCAAAACAAGGTGGACTCGTTCAACGCGGCGTGCCCGATCGGTACTCGGGTGAACGTGCGAATGGACAACGGCGACATCAAGACCACAACGGTTTCGAATCCCGCATCGGTTCTGGGCGGGCACACGCCGGTCGCGTGGCTCGCTGGAATCTCGGGCTGCTTCGCCCTCGATCGCGTGAGCAAGGCCAAGTAAGGAGCCCGTCATGGACGACGCCACCCCCAGCCTTTTCGCCGCCAGCACCGAAAGGTTTTCGGCACCGCACAATCGAACCGCGACCAGCATCGCGGCTGCACGGGCGACCGACCGCAGCGGGCGCGGCATAACGATTCGCACCCGCATCCTTCGACTGTGCAATGCCCCGCACTGGCGCGAGCATGGCATGACGCAGGAAGACATTTGCGAACTGCTGGACATTCAGACCAGCACCTGTAACCCGCGCGTGAACGAGTTGGTTCACGAACTTGGGCACCTGAAAGCGATCGGCACCCGCAAGATCAGCACGGGCCGCACCGCGAACGTGTACGCGATCACCCCCGCAGGCGTGGAAGCGATTGGAGGGGGACGGTGAACCGCGTCCTCTTCTCCAGCGCGAGCGATGAGTGGGCGACACCGGCAGCAGTCTACGACGCCCTCAATGCCGAGTTCCAGTTCGCGGACGACCCGTGCCCGCTTGGTGGAACCGAGAACGGCTTGCTCCGCGAGTGGAAGTCGCCTTGCTTCGTGAATCCGCCGTACAGCGACATCTACCCGTGGATGGAAAAAGCGGCTCTGGAATCGTCGGCTGGGAAAACGGTCGTGCTTCTAGTTCCGGCCCGCACCTGCACCCGTTGGTGGCACGGCTTCGCGTTGAAGGCAAGCGAGATCCGTTTCATTCGCGGGCGGCTCAAGTTCGGAACGGCAAAGACCGGCGCGCCGTTCCCATCTTGCCTCGTGATTTTCAGGGGCAGCACGCCCGCAGGCGTGGAGAGTTTGGGCAGTTGATCGCACGCGCGATCGTGAGCGAAAGGAGCAAGTGATGTTCGGAGGAATGGGAGCAGGCCGGTACGCGGCGATGGCAGCGAAGCCAAAGGAGTTCGACGTGAGCGAGTATGAGAAGACAGCGAAGCGAATCGCCGACGCGATCCGCAACCGTGACGACGGCATGGTCATCGTGGACCGGCAGTTTGAGCAGTTGGAACACGACATCGAAGACGCCCTCACCGCCGCCGTCGCAGCAGAGCGGGAAAGAACCCGCGAGTGGAAAGAGCGAGCGTTGCGGGCGGAGGCCGAAGCGATGACACTCCGCGACTTCGAGCGTTCTCGTAACACCGTCAACCGCCAAACGAAAGCGGAGGCCGAACTGTGAAGATCAGCATTGAACGAAACGTGGAGTACAGCCAAGCCTACGGGTGCCTGCTCTGGTTGCAGATCGGATGCACCGCGTTGGTTATCGAGCGGGCTAGGCGTGGAGTCCGGATCGAGATTGCGACGCCTCGCCATTGGTTTCGATGGGCCATTCTAAGGAGCAAGCCATGAGCGGACATTGCCACGGATGCGGAACGTACCACGAGGAAGACGACGACCGGCTGTGTGCCAAGTGCGCCGCCAATGTCGCTCCTGCTACAAAGCGTTTTCCAGCGTCGGAAAATGCCGCGAAACTGGAAACAACAAAGGTGTGGCGTCGGCTGCGGGATCGGTCTGTCCTTGCCGCCGAGTGGGGAGAGTACGACTTGGAAGCATTGCTCATTGACGCGATGCACGCGATTGAGCGGCTGGAAACCCTGCACGAGAAGTATGCGCAGGAGCGCATATCCCGGTCGCGTCAAACCCTGAGCGACAACACGAAGATGGAGAACCAGTAGTGAGCATCAAGCACGAACCCGGCGAAGGCCAACGCACGCTGGTACGAATCGAACACACGTCATGGCCGAGCGATGCCGTCCGTCGCGTCGAGTTCGAGGACTCCGACGACCAACCCGGCGACAACATCGCGGGCGTCGGCTGGTGCATCCGGTGGGCGCTGGATGCCCTGCGAAACGGCGACGACCAGTACATCGCACTGGACCTTGCCGACGCGCTGGCGTCGCTGGAACTGGACGACGACGACGACCTGCGAGCCTGCGACCACACGGCGAAGCGGCTTGTCCGCGCGATGATCGACGCGGCGAAGGAACTGCACGAGCATCGCCGGGAGAAGCGGGAGAAGAAGAAGGACGAAAGGAGCGGAACGTGAGCGACCAGGCATGGAAAGAAGCCGATTCATTGACGGCCAACTGCACCCACGGATTGGAGTTCGCCGAAACCGGCGAGCACTACGCCGACTTGCGGACTCGCATCAGAGCGTGCATCGCGTATCAGATCGTCGAGCGCGACAGGGCGAGGCAGAACGACCACGCCACCGCCCTCGCCGCCGTCGCAGCAGAGCGGGAGAAGTGGGCAGCGTTTGCGGACGAGAAGGGCGAGCCGAGGAAGGTGCTGGGGACGCTGCCGGTGACGGCGGATGGGTACATCGCTTGCCAAGACAGTGTGGTGTGGCACCCCACGAACGGCGCTTGCTATCCGGTTCCCGATGGACTGAATGTTGCAGCAAAGGTCTACGGCGGGGCGGCCCTAGTTCCAGTCGCTAGTTGCTACTCCACTAGGCAAGCCGCCACCTCCGCCCTCGCCGCCCAGACCACCACCGACGCGGGGGTGAAGCCGTGAAAACTCGACCGCTATTGGCCGTAAAACTCAAGGAAAATACACGCCGTTCGGAAACACCGCCCTTGAGGCCCAATCGCTTCCTCGAAGCGCGCGAGGCCAAGCGGAAGATCGGCGGTGGCACTTGACTAACCACGACCCGCTTACCGCTCCCATCCGCACCTTCGCCCAGATCGCCCGCATCACGGGCATCACGAAGGAATCCGCCCAGGAAGCGCACGACCGCGCCCTCGCCAAGATTCGCGCCGCACTCGAAAAGGACTTCACCGACCGCAAGCGGCGCGATGAACAGGCGGAAATCAACGAGGGATAACGGAAAGGACTCCATGAACCACGTCGTACTCACGCTCCCCGTACCAAGCCCCATGCTGTCGCCGAACGCACGCCCGCACTACATGGCAAAGGCGAAGGTCACGAAGCAGCACCGGCAGGCCGCGAAGTTGGTGGCGATGGGTGCCCTCAACCGCGACGAGCCGCGATGGGAACGGGCATCGGTCCAACTCGCCTGGACCTTCGAGGACGCCCGCAAGCGCGACCACGACAACCTGCTCGCCCGGTGCAAGGCGTACTTCGACGGGCTGAGGGACGCGGGGTTGATCGACGACGACTCGGGCCTAACGCACCTTCCAATGACGGTGAGCAAGGGTGACGATGCGAAGTTAGTGATGACCGTAAGGAGGACCGAATGAGATGCCCCAAGTGTCAAGCCCCGCTTGACAGTCCGACCCGCAAGCTCTGCGTCACCTGTATAGCCGACGCTATACGCAGCACCGGCGAACACACGCACATGCAAGCGGTTCACGAGTCCAAGCTGAGACAACGGGACTACACGCGACGGAACGGGAAGACGACGGGACAGACGTGGTGGAAGTGAATTGAACGCAAGGATGCGAAGAAGATGGCCAAGGACAAACGCCCAGCAATGCAGTTCTATATCGGGGACTGGAAGAAAGACCCCGAGGTCCGGGCGTGTTCGCTCGCGGCGAGAGGGCTTTGGTGGGAGATGATCTGCATCATGTACGAATCCGAACGGCGCGGGTATCTGTTGGTCCGCAATAGACCGCCGACGCCGGAGGAACTGGCGCGGAACGTGGGAGCCGACGCCGCCGAGGTCCGGGCGTTGCTCGCCGAACTTGAACACGCTGGCGTCTACTCGATTGAGGACGGCGTTATCTTCTGCCGCCGCATGGTTCGGGACGCTGCACTGTCTGAGAAGAACAAGGAGAACGGGGCCAAAGGTGGCAATCCTGCCCTGAAAAGGGGTTCGGATAACCGGGGGGTTGGAAGTTCGGATAACCCCCCCCTTATCCCCCCCTCGGCAAAAACGGATAACCGTTTCGTAGAAGATGAAGAAGAAGAATGTATTCTGTCTTCTGGTTCTAACGCCGTCGAGCCGTTTGAGGTGTTCTTCCACGCCTACCCCGAGAACAAGCGGCCCGACCCCGGACACGCCCGGTTGCACTGGTATCGCAAGAACCTTGACCAACATGCACCGGCGATCATGGCCGCACTTGCGAAGGCCAAGAGCAATCCCGGATGGGCGGATCGGTTTGCCCCGCGCATCGACCGTTGGCTCGCGGGTGAACCCTGGCTCAAGGCTACAACGCCATTAGATTCGATTAGAGACGCCCGAGAGTCGGATGCCCTGATGGTCCGTCAACTGCCTTCGGACGCCGTAGAACGAATCGTAGCGGCTGTGAAGGCCAAGCACGCCAAGTATGCCAATTGGCCCAAGTCTCAGTTCATCAATACACCCCCGCCCGAGTTCGTGGCGATGGTCAAGGAGGGCCACCATGCAGCGTAACGCACCCGTCGTCCAGCTCGAAGCCCTGTTCAATCGCCCCGTGCCCACGGCGGTCCATGCCGAGATGAGCCTGCTCGGGTCCATCCTGCTTGACCCGAACGTCCTCGCCGAAGTCCAGACCTACATCGCCAGCCCTGAGGACTTTTATGACGAGCGGCACTCGGCGATCTACCGGGTGGCGTGCGACATCATCGACCGCACGGGCCGCATCGACCTCGTGCTATTGGTCGAGGCGATCAAGAACGGCAATCTGTTCGAGGCCGTTGGTGGCGTCGAGTACCTACAGCAACTCGCCGACAGTGTGCCCTCGGCGGCAACGGCGTTGAACTACGCCAAGATCGTCGGCCAGTCCGCATCCCTTCGCCGCCTCGTGACCAATGCGGCCTCGGCTGTCCACAATGCGTACCAAGTGGACCCGACCAACTCCGACGCCGTGGTTGTGGTTCTCGACCAGTACCAGAGCGGGGCTATCGAGTTGACCGAGGCCAAGTCGCAGGCCGTGGTTCGCACCATGAAGGAACTGACGACCGCGCGGCTCGCGGCACTGGACTCCCCGAAGGGCAACCGGGGCGTCAAGGTGGGATTCTTCCGGCTCGACGCCATGACCAGCGGCTTCCAACCCGGCGAGTTGGTCATCGTCGCCGCCCGCCCGAGCATGGGTAAGACCGCCCTGGCCGTGAACATGGCCGAGGGCATCTGCGAAACCGAGGCGGGGGCGATCCTGCTGTTCTCTTTGGAAATGTCCGCCGAAGCCCTGTGGGACCGCATCGCGTCCGCCCGCGCGGGCGTGGACCTGCCCGTTCTCCGCAACGGCACAATGGGCAGCGACCAGTACCGCCGCGTTCTCGGTGCCGCCGACGCGGTTGCCAAGATGCCGATCGACATCATCGACAAGGCGGGGTTGACCGTGACCCAACTCCGCACAATGGCGCGCCGCCGCGTTCTCGCCCGCAAGCGTGAGGGCGTCCCGGTGTGTGCCATCGTCATCGACTACATGCAGTTGTTGACCAGCCCCGCACAGGCACGCGAGAGCCGACAGGTGGAAGTCTCGGCGATCAGCCGTGGCATCAAGTCCCTGGCCCGCGAACTGGACGTGCCGGTCATTTGCCTGTCACAGCTCAATCGCGGGGCTGAGTCGCGCGAGGGCAATAAGCCCCGCATGAGCGACCTACGCGAGTCAGGCTCGATCGAACAGGATGCCGACGTGGTGCTGCTTCTGCACCGCGAGGACTACTACCACATCAGCGATCCCGAGTGGTTGGCCGCGAACCCCAACAAGGTTGGCAAGGCCGAGTTGATCGTGGCGAAACAGCGAAACGGGCCGACGGGCGTTGTTGATCTGCGTTGGAACGCGGAACGCACGCGGTTCGAGAACATCGACGAAAGCGGAGGGCAGGCATGGTGATTCCATTCAGGTACGTCATGGAAGCGGCACGCGAGGAAGTCAAGGTGCGGGAAGAAACCCACGGCACACCCCGCGCGGTGTACGCGAAGCAACTGGCGTCGTACACGCTGCGTCACTACACGAGCGCGACACTGGAACAGGTCGCTAGCGTTGTGGGATACAGCGGCTACCGCAGCGTTATCAAGGCCGTCGCGTCGGTGGCGGAAGCAATAGCGGACGGCGACAAGGGAATCGGATTGGGCGGCGTGTGGTTCGCTGGCTCATTGCAGGAAGCAGCGGCCCGCGTGTGGGCGAAGGCACAGATTCGGGCGGCAACGGAAAGGACGGTGGCAGCATGAAGACGATCGACGTGATGGTTGGCGACGGGTGGACGAGTAAGCCCGGTCATGCGTGGCTGTTCCAGTACCGCCGCGGGATCAACTTCCATGTCGTCGGCGAACGCGATCATTGGGTTCCGAGCGAGGTTCACCGCCACACGGAAGAACAGGACATTCCGGGGCATCTCGCGGAGGAGCTGCTGAAGGCCTGGGGCTACCACCTCACCCCCGTCGAAGGGGAGAAGTGTCAGCCAAAGGCAACATCGCCGGTTTTGACAGCAGAGGCGTCTGGGAACGCGCGGCTAGTAAAGGAAACGCCCCCAGATTTTCCTACCGCAAACAGTGGTAAAGCGGAGTTGCCTAAGCCCGCCCCGCAAGAAAACAAGAACGACGAGAAATCTTGTTTTCGTGACGTTGTTCCCGTGGTGGATGCGCAGGCACGGGCCAACGCCGCGCACGCCCACGAGCG